CCCCCTCCACTCCCAAAACGTCCACGGTAGTCACGTGGTTGGGAGGGGTGCCAGTTCCTAACGTTCCGTAGCCAGGGGGGAAGATCGTACTTGGACTTGACCTTCCCTGAAAAAGCAATGGCAACGTTGACGGGGCTTCCCTCTCCACCATAAGGAACGTCTTGTAAGACGGCCCCATCATAGCCTTTATCCCTGAGTCCTGCGACTAACCGCTTAACATCTGTTCGATCGTATAGCTCAGTGTCGAAGACACTTGCAGGGGTATAACCGTCGCTTTCCACATCAATCCCAATACGATTTGCCTCTTTGAGCACTTCCTCTCTAGGAGCAGGGCTCTTTATGGAGACTTGCTTTTCATGGACGGCACCCCCTTCGCCAAACCGATCGTTTGACATTTGGACGTAGCTTTCAGCCACACTACGATCGTCGGTGTAGTAAGTAACTAGGTCTCCCTCTTTGTCTGTGCCACCATGAAGAAGTGTAGCGTTGATAGGCTCGGGCTTGTCTACATCGATGCTTGCCAACCCTCCGCCCCCACCAGAACCACCACTTCCAAACCTACCTCGACTATCACGCGGTTGGTTGGGGTGGTAGTTCTTAACTAGGGAGTCACGTGCTTTGAACGCGGCGTGAACGGCTTGCAAGTCTCGACGGCGACCGATTGGGTTCTTCGTCTTCCCAACCAAGTCGATCGCCTCTTCGTAGGTAGCCCACTTCGTGGAGTGCGTTTCCTTGTCTCGCAGCTTGGAATTGTAGCCACGGCTCTGCATAACGAACAGATTCATGTGACTAGTGCCACCCTCGAACCTACCAGGAACAAGGCCGGTGATTTGCCCCTTGTGACCAGTCTCCTCTGCGACTTCGCGTAAAGCAGTATCTACGGGATTATCGTCTGGACCGTTGCAACGACCTTTTGGAAGGGTCCATACATAGCCGTCGAAATGGTGACTAGGCTCACGTAGGAGGATTTTGCCTTCGTCATTGAAGATTGCTCCACCGTAGCTGGCCTCATGTCCGGTGCTTCCATCCCACCCTGGATACTGCTCATAGTCCTCCTTGGTCCAGCGTCTCATACGCTTGTGATTCATGGGGGACATAGAACCACCTCCGCCTCCACCGCCCGAGCCGAAGCGGCCTCGTGCATCTCTGGGCTGGTTGGGATTGTAGTTCTCGACCCCCTCTTCAAGAATGAAGTAGTCAATAACAAATCTCTTATGGCGAGTGTCCTTCCTCTCTACGTTTTTGGTGGACCTCTTCTTTACCGTCTTGTACTTCTTTTTCTTTGGAACCACCTCCTTTTTCTTGCCCGGAACTTGTGTAGCTCTAATTACAGTAATGTCTTTCTTGAACCAAGGTGCATTCGGGTTTTCAACGTCCACACCTTCGGGGATTTTCATCTTTACACCCTCATGGACGCTATCGATACGAAGTTTACTGTTCCGAGGCAATAGAAATTCACCATCTCCAGGTGTGTATGAAATCGTTTCAAGATAAGCTCCCCGCTTTGCTGTGATCTCCATAATCACATTTGATCCCCCTCTCGCAGCAAAAGTCGCAGCCACTTCAGGGTTGATTGACGTAGACTGAAAGGCTTCGTCTGAAATAGTCACACCCTTGCCCTTCTTAGCCGCTTTGAGAATTTCATTAGTTGTATGCTCATCTACACCGCGATAAGTGGTGATTGGTTTGTCGAGGTCTAGACTGGTTATCTTGTCTAAGGCAGGTATGCCTTCATCAACCATCCCTTGCATTTCACTTTCGGAAATGTGGAAAGCGCTTGCCACTTCCTTAACTTTCTTGGGGTCGGGTTTGCCCTCACGGAGTTGAGCGTTAAAGACTTCATAGCCATCACTGGTATAGACTTCGATCGTGCTTCTGATTTCCGGGTTCTTACCTACCATCCCTTCAACCTGTTTCCTATTCTTATCGAGAGCCGGAGGCAGTTCTTCCCAAAATAGATCTGGGTTCATCACCTCCAGTTGGTCCCCCCTTTTTCCACCTCCATCTCCTCCTCCACTACCGAAGCGGCCTCTACTATCCCTAGGCTGATTGGGGTGGTAGTTCTCCGCGATCACCCGGAGACCTGTAGAGTAAAGGTACCTACGGCGAAGGATCCGCAAGCCGATTTGTTCAAGGAGATCAGGCATTCTAGTTGCCTCGTGGTTTGAATTTCTTCACAGACTTGATAGCAGAAGCTGGGATAGTTTTGGGACTGTAGACATAGTGCGATTCGTCTTTGGCTTTTAGAGCTCTTTGAACTGAGCTACCATCTGTATAGTCAAGATAGTACTCCGGGTCCAGTCGCATCTTCAGTTTTCTAGTATCAACTGCTACAATGTGTAGATCACCAAGATCAAAGTCACCTGCCTGTATTACCCCAGTTGGATCGTCGCTGAGGTATGCTCCTCGGGAAGTGCCAGTCTTACCCCCCTTCTTTGCCTTGATCCCACCCTTCTTTATTGAGTCGGCGATTTTACGGCTTTCAACTACGTGGTATAGAGTGGTTGGAAATTTATATTCCTCGATCCCCTCGTTGATGGCCTCGTCCTTATCCTCGAGAGAACCACCCCTGTCGCCCGGTTCATCTTCATCTGGCATAAGGGCAATCTCTTCAGCGTCCTCCCGGCTGAAGCCTAGATCCTCCATAAGGGACTTGACTCGTTTTTGCTGTTTCTTAGTCAGCTTTCCACCACCCCCTCCTCCACCTGAACCAAATTTTCCATCTGAATCACGAGGCTGATTGGGACTGTAGTTTTCAATCCTATATTCCTTTGTGTACCGTTCGACCATTTCCTCCCGCTCTTCGGGGGTCAACCCCAACTTGTTAGCCACATCGTCAACGTCCTGTTGGAACGTGTCGTAGTTCTTTGCCACCTTATCTTCCTTAGGAATGATCTTCGGTGGCTTCTTACCCTTCGGTGGCAAGCCAGGGGGCGGAACGCCTGGAGGTTGCTGTTGTACTGGAGGTTGACCAGGGGGCTGCTTGCCTGGAGGAGGCTGTTGTCCAGGTGGTTGCTGCCCTGGAGGTGGAGGCTGCTGCCCTGGAGGCAGTTGCTCAAGTTGCTTTAGAGCCTCTTCACGTTCAGCTTCCTCTTCGGCTTGCTGTTCTTCCTGGACTTGTAAAGCAGCCTCTAGGATTTCCTCGACTTGAGACTTATCGAAGCCCAGAATGTCCCCGAGGAAGTACTCAGGTGGGATTAGCGTCTCTACCTGTCCCTGGATATACTTGGCAACGGCTTCCGTAGTTGCTCCTGCGACTTGTGCTTGCTCCATATCGCTCATGGAATCCAAATCGGGCCACCGTACAGAATAGCCTTCTTGGGGTGGAGTTAGAACACCTACAAGGATCAGGCGATCGATCAGGGGTACGATGACTCGAGGAGTGAGGTACTTGTTCTGCCTTGCCCGGAGCCGGTCGTTCCATGTACCACTGTCTTGACCGCTTGCCAGTTCCCCTCGCTCTGAACCCATGAAAATCCGTTTGGGGATGCCTAGCTCAATGCAGATCGCTTCGATCTGAGCGTTGATGTGGGGTGTAGGGTCTGAGACTTGTGGAGAGAGGGACTTGATTGAAAGACCACTGGTGAGGAAGAACCTTTGGAGGCCGTTGTAATATCGTTCAACCGCATCACGCGTATCTTCGGCACTGATGTTGACGTCGCCACCTAGCTGGGGATGCGTTTCAAATGAGAGTCCTGGTAAGGCTCCTTGCCAGAACATTTCGGCATCACCACTATACAACTTCCGCAAGTCGTAGAGTCGGTTGTAAACTGGACGCATTCTGGGAACGCCGAATATCTCACTACTGTCGAGGTTGTCCGCTATATGGACGATCCTAGTCCAGTGGACGATCTGCGTCCGCAGGGGTGCTCCCATCCCCACGGTGCTTCGCTCTTGTGGGTCGTTGAACATGATGTTATACTGGACCGGCATTCCATATCTCGGCGAAGTGGGATTGGTTTCGTAAAGGGAAATGTGGACCAGGGCTTCGTCGAACGACCGTAAGAACAGGACCTTGCGGTTAGACGTTTTCTCCTGGTTGCAAACCAACTCGTACTTCTCGTAGGAGGCGTTCTTGGTTTTTTCCTTAGGGAGTGATTTTGGCAGAGGTTTACCGTTCTTTTTCGACTCCTCCGGCTCCTCCGGCTTTTCTGCCTTTGGCTTTTCTGCCTGAGGCATCGAGTTCTTTTCAGTGAGGCCCTTCACTGGACTGCTGAGCGGCTGGCCGTCGTCGAGCCCAATCAGCAATACGCCGAAGTAACCGATGCCCGATAGTTGGTCGGCTCGTTTTAGTGCTTCCCAAAGCGGGTTCCCCTCTTCCCCCTGATACCAGCTATGCTCCCCACGCAACGAAGCAATTAGCTCGTCGAAGGATTTTTCAAAGGCCGTACTCTCTTCTGGGTCCTCCGTCTCGAAGACTTCAGGCGTAGTCGCCCAACACTCTTCAGGCAAGACCTTGACCACTCGAGCAGCGATGGGTTCTCGAGTGTATAACTCCTTGAACTTGTAAACGTCCAAGGAACCCGTTTCAGGGTAGCCACATTCTTTGTCAATGTCTCGGCGGGGATCCAGCACCGTGCTAAGCAGCCTAGACCTCGAAGTCATGGAGTTCTGTAGTAGGGCTCTGTTCTCCTGATTCATCGCGTAGTCTTGGAAACCACCGTAGATGCTGAACCCTGACCCTGGAATGCTTCTAAACATTTGACACTCCTTCTTGCTCCTCCAAGTGGTTTTCACAATTCTGAACATCCCACTCAAGCTCCTTCTTGCGAGCGTTGAGTAGCTCAAAATCGACGGGGCCTCGTTCGGTGGTCATTCGAAAGGATTCCCTACCGTCTTCATTTCGCATACTTGAAAGGATGCTGTATTTTGCTTGTAGTGGAACACTCCTTACTTCCTGGAGCATTTCAAGTTTTTCAATCCGTTCATGGATCCACCGTAGCTCCCTTGCAACGATCTCCAACCGGCTTAGCCAGTAATGCCGGATCAAAGCATTTAGAGCATCGGGGTCCTTGGGAGGGGGCCACTCCGGTCCAGCGTAGTCGTTGGCATTGTACGTCCAACCGTCCTGGAACAGCCACCGAGCAGGGGCTTCCAAGGCCTCGTCCATGAGTAGGATCGGGTTTCCGCCGTGGTGCCTGAGAAACTCCTGGAAATACTTTTCCCAGTCCAAAGCTATTTGGAGGGGCTGTCTTTCCGGAGGCACTTTTGCACGAGTGCCGATAATGCCGGGGGTGGGCATAGCACAATTCTCCTCTGACTGCTCATTATAGCAGGGTTTTAGGGCAGGGATTTTTCAGCTAATTACTCCCGCTGTTGCACGGTAAATTTGCTTCGCAAAGGCGAATACGCCTAGCACCAGGGCATCAGCTTCGTCAGGGCTACAACCCGTTCGGCTAGTCATAGTCTCCTTGTCAGCGGCTCGAGGGTCGTCTGTCCTAGCACGTTTCGGTGGTAAGTACACTCTGCCTTCCTCGTCGTAGCGAAGCGGAACGGCCAGAAGCTGGTGATACAGACTGGGTCCACCGTCGAGCCGCTTTGCATAGAGCAGCTTCGAGGGGAGGGCGAAGGGACTTGGATAGTTGGGATTTAGAACCTCACGTAGCAGCCAGTACATTTCGGCCCTTCGGTTTTTGAATCCAAGGCGAATCTCATCCGCCCGGATTCTTTCCTGAAGAGTAGTAACGCCGCGTCGCTTGAACGGAGTTGCACTTGCTCCAAACTGGACGGCTCTAACAGCGTGTCCCATACGTCGCATTCTGTCTACGTGAGGCTTGCCTCCACCACCGTAGTCGAACAGGATGTTCTCCGCAGGTATTTGGAAGCGATGCTTCAGCTCGAGAACCTTGTCTACGACCAGGGTAGTGTCTACCGTCTTAAGCCCTTCAAGGTAGATAAGCCCTCGGGTATCAGTAACGGCGAACGACGTATTGTCTCCACCCATCGCACTATCTACACCCATCGCCAGACCCGTACGGAGGCTGGAGAGTTTTGCGGCTCGAGCGACTGCTTCTTCCAGCCACTCCTCGGGGTACATTACGATCTGTGGACCCTTGTAGAACTCGGCATCCAAGGAGACCGTCTGCTTGATGGGGTCCCACGTTCTGCGTCGCTTTATATAATCGCTGTAGCTGAGCACACCGGGGATGAGCATCTCGTCCGTAGGAGTCAATCCCATACGCTTCTGGTGTAGACCATATTGAACGTTCGGGCTATCCTCGGCACGGATTTTGATCACGCGTCGGTAGTAGCGTCCAGGATTGTCAGGGTCAGGGATGTCTCCACCAGCTTGCCCTCCGGGAACACCTTCAACGGCGGAACGGAAAGAGTTGTCTGGGGGACAGTCCCAGCAGTTGCCTATTTGGAAAATACGGTTCGCCCATGGACGGGCCATCGTATCCACGATGACTGGACTGAGGGCACTAGCTTCGTCGCCGACTAGCATCGTTCTAGGAACCCTGTCGCCGGTCTTGGCAATGTGATGTCCCTGGAATGATTGGACCGTGTCGGGACCAGCTACCATCCCACGTATGTAGCTCAGCGGCTCAACTTCGCCTTCGTAAATCTTGCGGATGAACTTTTGGTTGACTATGAGGGGGCCGCCTTCTTCTACGCGGAGGGGACTCGCGGCCTCTTGGATGAAGCGGTTCATCTCGCCCCATAGAACGTCAAGGTGGGCATCCTTCACGCTGGTCGTAATGATACGGCAAGGGTTACGTGTTAGGAAAACGGCCAGGATGATGAACGCTCCCACGAAGTCCTTGCCTAACATATTTCCAGCGGGGACTACCGTCTCATCGTCGTTCCAAACGCTGTAGATGATATCGACTTGCTTGTCGTAGAAGACCACATCAGGCCAAAGCAGGTCGCGGAGTCGTAGCGGGTCACAGACGTTGTTCATCCAGGCACTTCCTACTCAGATATGTGTGGGATGGTATAAGAGCCCCGCCCTACTAGCTCGCCAAACTGTTAGAGGGCGGAACTCGAATTAGTGGGGGCTATTCTATAGCCTTTTCTACACCTCGTTTTCGTTTCACTGGCGAGGACCTCCTTTACAACATGTTAAGGACTGGATCAAACAGTAAACGAACAGCACCTTTAGCTTCTAATAACGTATACCCGAGAAACGAACCTGCCGTATTTATCGCGGGGTTGCTTAGAAGAATGGCAAGGACCACGAACGTAATCGACGCGGCCATAAAGCCTCTTGGTTTCGGGAAGACCGTTCTTAATCTTCGGCTTTTTCCTGCTTACGTTGTTGTGGTATTCTAAGGGCCAACCATCCTCTCCAATAGTGACTTCAACCCAGCCGTACTGTCCCGTAATCATTCGATGGATGGCATAGCTAGAAATGTCAACACCATCCAGGAAGATCATGTTCTTGGGAGGGCCACCGTACTCAAGACAATTGAACTTGGAAGAAGTTGTCCAGGGTTTATAATTATCAACCCAAGTGAAAAATTCCACAGGTGAATAGTGTTCAGGCTTCTTCGGCTCCTGTGTCTTTGGTTTTACGAGAAAAGGGGATAAGGCAATTGAACAGAGCATCCCCAGAATACTACGACGGTTGTGACGGTTCATTTGTTCGCTCCTTTATCTGCGTATGAGATTGAGTGTTCGTAGTCGCTTGATGCGTTTTCTCAGGGCAGCTTTTCGCAGCTTGTCTGTTTCCTCACCTAGCTGTTCTGCCAGCTTGCGAGCCTTGTCCTTACGACGATGGGCTTTAGCGTTTGGGGTGTGCTTGTTTCTAGTCATCACTCCTCCTTTTAGGTTTTGCTCGCTTCCTACGCTTCTTTTTCTTTTTCTTCGGCGGTTTATTTAGAGACTCGTCGAGTTCTAGGAACTTACCTTCGATCAACTCGACGCCGTCTTGCTCGGGCGGTTCAGACAATTTATCATAGAAGTCTCGGCCTAGGATGGGGCCGCTTTCGTGCAAGTGTAGATGTTGCTCCGGTTCCATGAGGCCTAAGTGCCGGAGGGCCTGATCGCGAGCCTGTCCGTGAGGAACCATACGGTAACGAGTCTCCACGAGTGTTTCTGTAGTCCCATCCTCGTAACTAGTCACCTTCAAAACCCGCTGGGTGATGGTGTCTACTTGGCACTGAACGTGGTCTGGCAATTCATGGGGTGGGAGGAGGATTCCGTTCTCATCTGTGAGGTCTCTGGCTTCCCAGTTAAGTGCTTCGTAAAGTCGTTGCAGTACTAGGTCCGTAGAGAGTTCAGAGCGTTCGACAGCTTCACGTTCGATCTTACCTATGAAGGCGAGGATTGCGGGGTTCTTAATCAGCTTCTGCCCGGTGGAGCGAGCACTCTTCCGGCTGTACCCCGCTCGTATGGCTGCTTGCGTAGCATTATGATCGACCACATACTCGTAGGCAAACCTCCGCATCTTATCCGTAGACACTCGCCGATCGAGGTTCGCTCCATTAGTACGAAGTTTACTGAGCATTTTTACTCCCTCTTCCCACCTTATATGTGATCGGTGGAATTTTGAGTTGCCTTCTCGTGGCTTCTAATAGAATCATCCGCTCTTCTAGGGTGAAGCCTATTTGGTGAGGCACTAGCGATTGGCGGACTTCACTTATCCCACTTGTCACGGTACTTTCCCAGGCTCTTGTCGAAGAGATCGTATAGTTCGGCCAAGGACTTATGCTCCTTGAAGCAGGGGGGCGGTTCGTCAGGTGTTGGAGAGTGAGACGACTCTATTTCTAGGCACCCCTGCATAACAAACTTCGCGATAGGCTTTTCGTCGCAGCTAACGAAAAACTCGTGGCCGCTTATGAACCCGTTAACGAACACGGAGAGGGTCAAATGGTCGGCCCTTCTTTCTGGACGGTAGGTTAGGGATTTGATAAGGCCGTCTGCATCAGTCTCTACTAGAACGTACATAGTGCATCCCTTTCTAAAGCGGTGTAGGGGTGGGGGCTGTCCTAAAATACGCCCCCCAAAAACCATTATAATAGCCCACGGCAAGGTATGTTCGTATATAGTATGTAATACTATTATACTAGGGAAAAGCCTTGACCTCCTCACAAAGCTTTTTCAAACCAGGGGTTAGTCTCCAACGTTCTGCTCTAAGGCCCTTGCCTATCTCAGCACTGAAACATTGGACACCACCTATCTTCCTTAAGAACCGCATCAGGTTCCTGGTAGTGTAATCACTCTGACTAATATCAGAAGCCAGTGACCGTATCGCACATCCGTTATCACCCTCTTCATACATGGACTTGGCTAGCTTCAAAGTGCTCCCTCGAGCGGTGTCCATAGCTACTTGCCACACCCTATGTAAGACCTCTTCATCAAGCTCCCCACGGTTCATTACGATTGCGAGGCAGTTGGCCAAACGGATTAGCTGTTGTATCAACCTAGCACTGAACTCCCTCTCCGCAGACTCTCCTTGCATAATGCTCGGCCGTGCTCGCATGATTGCTATAAACTTCGCTAATCGTTGGCACATCTTGAGGGCCTCTGGGGAGTGGCGAACACCGTTCAGCAACTCATTAGTGTTTTCCCGTAAGTAGTCGATATATCCCCCGGTGAGTTGCATCGCCTTCCGTAGTTCCGGGGGGTACTGTGTTTCTACGCGACCGTCAGTAGGTAGCCCCAAGTTCCGCTGAGTACGGTTGGCAACTAGCCATCCTACCTCGTCCTCCATGGCATCGTCAATACCTTCCATGATTACGCAATCCAAGAACCGTTCTCCCAGTTCACTTTGGTCGATGCTTCGCAAGCTACTAGTACCACATAACAGCCAGACCATACGAACCCCTACATAGTCACGGCTAGTCTTGTTCCGGTAGTGCGTCCTAGAGACACGGTCATACAGGTCACGCCCCTCAGCCAGGATTTGCTTTACGTTGGGGGCTTGTAGAAGCGTATCACCGTCCTTTGTTACCAGGGCTTTTCCGGACAATAGGGCCACAAGACTGTGATCCTCTTCAGCTTTATCGTCGGTCTGATAACCGCTATGAAACCCTCGAATAGTGCTTTTAGCTAGGACGTATCTACGGTTCACACTTACCGCTTCACAGAGGGTGCTTTTGCCACACGATGCAGGTCCAATGATCTTCACCCATAGCTGCTCACCCAGAGTCTCCACGCTGGCGATTGCAGCGAGCATCACGCATAATGCACGGTCCAAGCCGTCAGTCCACTTTAGAGCCCCCTTCCAGGCTGCACAGAGCTCCCTATAATTGTTACACGGAAGGGGTTGCATACCCTTTGCCTTGGATTTTTCGCCAGAATTTTCCCCCGACAGCCACTCCTTGGGAACGGGTTTTAGTAAGCTGAACAAGAAGTTCAAAGCCTCTATGCGTTTCTCGAGACTATTCGTCAGTTTCGGCATGTGTTACTTCCTCCAAGTGGATAGAGTATCTCTAATGTCATAACCGTTCGGCAGGTCAGACATAAATCCGCCTTCTCCCCAGCATAGGTAGTGGATTTCTGCCGGTGGTTCCTTTGCTCCACTCAGTATCTCAGCGGTCCTTTTCATTCCTACTAGGCCAGCAGGGGGCAACGTTTTCCCGGTCCTAGGGTGTTTACGAGGGTGGTCATTATCGTAAACTAGATACACGTTCTTCCCAGAGAATAGGGAGCACCACTGTTCGAAGAACACCATCGCCCCTGGGACAGCTAGTACACTACAGGTTTCCAACAGGTTGTTCTGCTTGTTAGCGGTTACGTTGACCTCTTCAAGATCCCCCTCAGCGTACCGCAGAACTTCCCACAGAGACATACCGTCCCACGGCCCTTCGCACAAGAAAACGTAGTCATGGTTGGGATTATACAAGTTCATACCGTGAAGCTTGTGTCCAAGTGTGGGAGTTGGATAGAGGCGGTTACTGTACTTGTAGAGCTGAGACATCTTACCGTTGATACCGTAGCCTGGAATCAGCCAGCTTTCCAACCGCCAAGAATATACGACCTGCCACAACATCAAAGTATCTGGGTAGAGCAGACCCCTCTCCCGTGCGAGTGGGGTATAGTCCACCGTCTCACGATCGTACTCGTCCCATAGCTTCCTTAGGAAGGTGGTTGCGTTTCCTCCAGCCCCACAAGTCCAACAATGGAACTGACCGGTCGCTACTTCCACAGAAAACTTCCTGTTGTCGTTGCCACAGAAGGGGCAAAGGGCCGGAGCGTTTTCTGTCGACTCATCCCACATTAAGTCCACACCGTGGAACTCGTAAGGCTGGAGTGATTTAGGTGTCTTGTTTATCTGGGGCATCAGATTCCTTTCGTTGGTCCATCAGCTTTAGTTGTTGTTCAAGCCAAACTACTGATTTAGCGTAGCTGTCGCGGATCCTCCTATGGAACTCCAATTCCTCAACTAAAGCTTCTCGAAGAGTCTCAAAATAGTGACAACGTTCCCCAGGAGTATAGTCATTCCGGACTGAGATTGCCCCATCAGAATCAACCATTAAAGAAGCTACTCCAAGACCACCGTAACTGAATTCTACCACTACCCAACGACTAAAGTCAGCCAGTGTTAAGTCTCTTGCTACTACATCAGGCTCTAGGGGGTCAACATCTAAGGTATAGAGAATCGTGCCAGGAACAATATCCCCAATATCTTCTTCACTCACCACTAACTCCTTATCCTAGTATTTCCTAACTTCCCAAAAGACCGTGTTGAATCCGGGGAGCGTACCCCACTGACAAGAATAGGTAGAAAACTCGACGACGTGATCCGGATAGGTCTCCAACAAGCACATCAACCAATCCAAACTGTTTGGGCAGAGGAACCGTCTCAGTAGAGTTAGTGCTATTATACCGTAGCAGGAGTGGGCTTGTTTAGAGAGTGCTTCACGCATCGTCGCAACGACCGTACTGTAGTAAAGGTCTAATCCGTGCAGACCTCTTTGAACTTCACCCTGGAACAAGGTCTTCTCTGTGGGAGCCATTGCACTGATATAGAGGTTGTAAGCTCCGTAGATCTTGCTGGCCTTACTCCAAGCAGATACTACTCTACGGATAGGAACATCGTACCACGTAAGTCCACCCTTGACACGGTTGCGGATATGGTAAAGCTGATCGGGGGTTCCCCAATCCCGGTCTAACCATTCTTGCAGGGTGCCCCAAGTCGGGGCGTGATTGCCGAACTCTCCCGCCTCATACCTACGTACAAAATCAGTCTTCGTCAGGACCGGTGAGGGAACATGGGCCTCTTCTGCGGGCTTCGACAGTGGAATAAATCTTCCCATTGACATCCTCCGTTTGTATGAACTCCATTATGGGGTGAACAGTCCACACCCCGTCAGTGTTACCAGTTACCATCAGGTCTACGACCTTAGCTAGTTGGCCTATGTAAAACCCAGACCGTTCAATAGCCTCTGCACGAGACTTGCAGTTATCAATGCGTCTGTAGACGGCCATCACTTCTCTCCCTTCTTATCCCAAGCTTCACACCGTCGGCGAAGCCACTGTTTACCGACGGCTCTCCAATCGTCAGCGTGAACACGTTCTATCAGTGTGAAAGCATTATTGTCCCCACGATACCGTCGATTCTTGTGTGCCCGGAAGGCTGCCATCATCGGTTGAGCAACATCCCGCAAGAACGGCTCCTGGTAAAAACCGTCTGCCCCGTTCAACCGGTAATCATCAATATAGTCGATGAAGATATTTACCTCCTCGTCGAACGTGGCTTTATCGTGAACCAGGGACAAGCGGTACGGGAGAATCTCGTAAGGGGCCTTCGTCCCGTCAAACTTCCCTAGTATCTGGTTGATCGCCTGAGCCCCTGATGGTGGACCGTAGTCTAACTCAACAGGGTCGTGCATCGTCTTCGGGTGGGTCAACGGAAACCACTTTTCAGGAGTGAACCGTTCTGTGTAAACGTGTAGATTGTTTGTGAACTGATGGTAGTGACCAACCTCTACTTCAAGACAATTTGCTAGACAATTTGCTAGGTACTCCTGGAGCATACTCCAATGCACTACGTTCGCACCGAGCATACCCCAGACAAGATCGTTGGAACGATTGCACACGGTCATATCCAAGGCGTGTTTCACAACGTGGGATTGGAAAGACCCATCTTCTGCAATAGGCCCTCTATCAGGCAACTCCCGTAAGGAGAAGTATGCTTGAGTATTGCACGGTAGATCCTTCGCCCCTTTTGGACGTGCCCACAAGTCTGCCTGATACTCCCATACCTGGAGTACTTCGCGGCGAGAGTTAGGATCACTATTCAGATGGGCAATAATTGCCTCTATCTGGTCAAACGGTTCTTCCGACATCCAACAATGGGGGCAGGACTCTGTCCTAGGACTATTAGAATTCCACACGGAGATTGTCTGATTCCGCCAACGATGACCGTAAGCCCCATGGAATATTTGCCCGTCATCACTATACTCCGCCATCCGCGGGTTGTAGTAAACCAGGGGCTTCACATCGTTGCGACCTGCCAGCATCCATAGTGCTTCGAACAGGTGGAAGAAGGGGTTGCAATCCCTACCGTAGTTGAACAGTACTCTTTCCCGTGGATTGGTATAGGTCACAGTCACAGGTTCTGCTACACGCAAGACAGGACCGTTGCGACTATCCTCCTTACGAACCGCACTAGGGGGGCTTCCCACGGAGGAAGGGTCACACATGAAAGAAACCAGCTTAGGGAACGCTTCGTTGACGTTACGGAAAGTGAAGTGCATTGTGTTCTCCAATTTGTAATAGGGCATTTGTAACTCGAGGCAAAGGATTGTTCCGCTCTTCGTAATACTGGTTGAAGTAGGCAGGGAACAAGATTCCGAGACCTCTCCCTTCACTGAACCGCACTACGTTCTTTCGGCTGTCATCTATAAGAACGTATCCAGGCAAGGAGTAGATCTTTTTATCCCGCGTGAATATGTATCGGTTCCTGTCAGTCCATCCAAGGATCTTAACTAGCCATCTGTGCTTTCCTAGAATTGCCAGATGAGCACCTGGACCTGACGGTGGTGTAGTGATAATTCTGATGGGTTCTTCACTGAGGGCCCTGGCTATTATGAGGAGTTCTTCTATCCAAGGTAGCGGTTCCAAGTACTCCCAAAAGCTTATCCCCCGGGAATTGATTGGTTTCCAGAACGCCTCTTTGCTTCTCAGTCCCAGCTTTACCTGCAAGTCTCGCGGCTCGCCCGGTTCCAGGTTTTCCAACCGCTTACCGTGTACCCTACAAGCACCACCAGCAAAGTCGGCTAGTACCTCGTCGAGGTCCAGCAATACGCCTTTGATAGGCTTTTTTATCATGTCGTAACCCTTTATGTAGAAACAACTTACGACTATTTTGCTAAATTTGCTATTTTGGGGTTGCAAAACCCCCGACCATTGTATACATTATACATAGTAGCCACCCGCCACGGGCGGCCATATTTCACACTCTCACACACAGGAGCATTATCATGCCGAAAGTACCTGCGAAGAAGAAAGCTACCGCCAAGAGCAAGGCCACCAAAGCCACCAAGGGCAAGGCCAAGGGCAAGGGCAAGGCCACCGACAAGAACCCTGCCAAAGATGCTGGCCTGACCCAAGGACAAGCAGAGACCCTCAAAGTTCTGGCAGGGGAGCCCGTGAAGGGGGACGGCTTGACAAGGGCAGACCTGCAAGCGGCCGTAGGCAGAACCACGACTGGCTACCCCAAGCTGATTGAGTTGGGGTACGCAGAGGAAGCTACCTACGAGGGGAGCCGAGCAAAGTATTTCAAGGTGACCTCCACTGGTCGTAAGGTGGCCAAGAAGCTGTAGTAGCCATCGCAGCCCTGAGCCCCTGGCATTGCCGGGGGCTTTTTTTATGCGCATACTATTGCCCCCCAAACATTGCTTTCCAAGTGATCCATTGCCAGTAAGCCACATTAGCAAGGGCTCCGTGGACTGATTCACGTAGTAACGGACACTTATACGGCTCAACCATATTGTAGTATGGGAACATGAACGATCGTTTTGGTGTGTGTTGATCAAAAGCCAGTCGAAGCACCTTCTTATTCAACCGCTCTTCTGCTCTAATACTAAACGCTATATCCACCAAGTCAAGGAACGGTACTCTCCCTTCTATACTGTTAGTCATTTCTGGACGGTCTCCACCCCAAGTCAAAATCTGGGACTCGAAGTGAGTTTTGATCCAAACGTATTGTTGAAGAGTAATACGATCAAGGGACTTTACCTTAGGAGCAAGTAGTTCGGCAACTTCAGCGAACGGATCATACTCCGAATGAAATATGCTGGCTTCCCACAGTTGTATCCAAGGATGAAACATCTGAGGCGTAAAACCGAAGCAATCTTCAAAAGCAGGGTGACTGATCGTTTTGTTATTGGAGGATAAACTAGCCCACGGTTTTTCTTGCAGAAACTGGTATCCGCAGAATAATTCATCAGCACCTTGCCCACTAACTATCACACGGTACCCTAATTCTCGAGCCTGTTGAGACAACTTCCACTTCGCGACCCCGATTGGATTGTAGATAGTTCGATCCGATCGAAGGGCACATTCCCTCATCAAGTCCTCTAAGGAATGGTACCCTTCCGCGTCTCGGTAGGATAAGTCGGTTATCGTGTGGGTTGCTTCCCTGTAGTTGTCCCCATCACCAAAGTCGCATGTAATACTTGGAAGGTTGCCTAGTTTACGTATGATTTGTCCATCCATACCGCTGCTAACATAGGCCAAAACTTTTGTATCTTTAGTCCGGTTCTTCACGGCAGTAGTAAGTTGCTCTACAACAGAATCCACAGCTTCTTCAGCACTAAGCCACCCCTCACCAACAGGAACGTCCCAATACTCCGTAACAACTGGGGGCCTATCCCTTGTTAGAGTGACTATGCATCCGGGTGGTACCGCCTTAATACCCTTGATGTCTGTAAGATTAGGGACTATCATATTTACGAACTGACGGCAAGGAGCTCTAGGATCAACTGACCAGGGAACGAGGTTAGAAGCTTTGATAGCTCCAATCTCACTAGCAAACACATACATCCCCGGTTTCCAGTAATAGTACATTGGATTTATACCGAATCGATCACGGCATAGTACCGTTTCATCTGAAGCACAATTACAAGCAGCATAGGCAAACTCACCGATTAACTGTCTAGCATCATACTGAGCTACAAGTTCGCAATCAGTATCCCTCCACGCTCTCTCATTATAGAGCTCACCGTTTACGGAATATGCCCACCGTGTAGAACTATCTAAGTAGTGATGGTTTGAAAGGAACGGTTGAGTCAGGTTATCACCGCCGCGAACTTTCAACCGTGCGTGTCCAAGATAAGTGTCTCCAAACACTAGATAACCACCCTGATCAGGGCCACGGTGCTTGACTGCATCTAACATTTTGAGTAAGGAGCTGACTTTCCCAGCCTTTCCTACATTGAATCCAACAATACCGCACATAAAGCCCTCCTAACTCTAATCGCGTTTTTCATTTGCTGATGGTAAAGGTCTTGATCCGTAAAATCGTAGGTGGATGGAACCACCTTCCCTCGAGGGAATGGGTGCATGATTTTTGCTGTAAGTCCTTTAGGGATAGAACGTTCCACCCCGTACCAGTTACCAAAAGTTACTCCATAAATAACGTCGTACTCCTTCCTACAACTAAAAAGGTCTTGATCCATAAACTCAAAGCAACGGTACCCTGACTGACTAGCTAGCTGACGGAAGCTGTGCATCGTTCGGTTTTCAGGGGGACCGAATAGACCGATTCTAGCAGGAGGCAAAATGCCATTATCGACTAGTGTGTATAGGTCGACAAGGGCTTGCGTTGGATGACTCTTAGTACCCTGCCCACCATCAATAACTGGGATGTCTATGTCAGACACAAACTCCTCAAAATCGTTGCCCCATAACCTAACAACACACAGATCACAGGATTGGGCTACTGCGAAGCCAAAGTCCCGCAACGGTTCATTATCGCGACGCTCAGTGACCGTAATTACACCCATACCCAGATCGATCGCTGCTCGTTCGAATGAGCAGCGGGTTCGTACCGATTGTGTTACGAACACGGAGCCGAACACCTTCGGCGGTTGTATGCTAGGTCCCTGCCAACATTTGCTGACAGACCTAAACACTTCGGTCACTGAAACTACCCTATTTCCGACCGAGAAGTTTCCAGGTCTAAACTCTCCAAGGTTTCCCATCTCCATGGTATTGCTCCATATTTCTTGTATAGGATCTTTCTACGTTTATCCACACCATTCCAGCCACTAAACTCACCTAGCACGCGATGATCGAATATCTCTGCTCGAGAAGCATAGACCGGCTCTAATAGCTTGTTAGGAGCCTTTGAACTGGTGAGTGTGGCGAGTACAACGTCGGCACAGTTTCCACTGTAGAACTTACCGTTATACATTCCTTTGAAATCACACAAACAACTTTCCATCTCAGCGATACCGAGTGGCCACCGTGTATTTCCTATCTTATTAGCGACTGACCTTGTTACAATCTCGCCCCATCTGTCAAGTTGTGCAATTACTTTATCCGAATTGCCACCAGGGTCCTTGAAGAATAGGCCGAGCCCTTTTCGTGGACTAGCACTAGCACGGTGGCACATATCACACGGGGTAACATGACTCCAAGTCGTGTACTTCAGCACTTCTCCCAGTTTCATCCCAGCCCATCGGTTATTGCCGCGAACTTCACGAACTACTTGATCAATCCAGTAGAAGTCATGCCTACCGTCCCCAGTCATACCCCGTTCAATCCATTTAGTGAGACTACCGTACTTTTTCTTCAGAGACCAAAGCGATTCCCAATGCCGTTCATACTCGTTGCCGGGATTTAAGTTCCTACGCTGGAATCGCAACGGATACTTCCGCTTCAGCTTTCGCACTTGTTTGGGATGATCATGAAAGCACCACACCCCACTTGCGATATTGTAATGACCCACATAACACATCGCATACCAGATCGAGTCTTCCTTTTCCATGTCTTTACATAACCAATCCAGCATAGGATACATAGGGTCAAAGTCCCCCGTCTCCATCGCTTTGTGGGTCATATTCGCTAAATCTGCAAGGAGTTTTTGATTGGGAATAAGTTTAGGCATTGAGGAGCTCCAAGACTTGTGGCATAGGGTCGCGGTGATTCAAGACGACTATATTATGACCAGCTTCTCCCATCTTAACCCTGACGTTTGTCCAAATCTGCCTGTAGTCATTCTTGAGATGAAAGGGGTTGAATGGTTTGGTCCTACCAGCGTGGAACCGTCGTTTCCTCACACGGGCGATACACACTTCCTCAGGCGTGTCTAGGAATAGAAACGTGTAGTCCCCTAGCTCTTCGGCTAACTCGTGGTACCGCTTGAACGTGTGGGAGACAAGAATACCCTCAAGGATGGTGTGGTGGTACTTCTCCTTGAACAATCGCACCCTCCGGCACACTTCGTCGGCACTCTTAATACCGTCGCAACCCCCGCAGATGTTACGATACTTGCCGAGAATCCCAGTGTCTAGTTGCTGACTGTAGTAGCCAAGGTGGATACCGAGTTGTTCAACTGGTTCAAAGTCGAACTTTTTCAACAACTGATGCACGATCCAACTCTTACCGCTACCATGTGTTCCACGTATGTCAAAAATCATCGCACATCCTTTCTAACAATAGGGCACGGATCACGGCTGCAAGGAATCCAGTGTCTCCACCATTCCTGTTAGCCGCCAGTTCCAGCCGTTCTAGTACCGCTGAACAGTGGAGACAATCAACTAGGTGATTAGCCTCATCCTGGTTGAAGGTCTGGTTCTGCTTAATAATACAACCTTCAGCACACATCATATTTCCTCCTCCAACTCATACTCAGAGAGTGGTTTCGTACTGGAATTGATAATGTAGGCAGTCAATGCCATCTCCCTATATTTATTGTCTGGTATCCTGTCGATAATATTGAGGTTTTCCAACTCGATGAGTGTAATAAAGTTCCTACGGTCCCCGTCGGTAAGATCACCCCACCACTCCAACAATTCTATAAAGCTAGGCAGAGCCATCATACCTCCTTTTCATTTTGCCACCCTTGCCCCACAGAGCCCGTTCGTACTTGTCCCACTCACACAGAGAGTGCTCTATCTCACGGAGCTCGAAGGGGGGCATATCTAAAAGAGCTAGCTTACCAGAAACCCTGGCAAGCAGTCCACGCATCTTCTCAATAGGATGGTCTACCTTCACAAACCGCCTCGTACGCCCCGTTGGACTAATTGGAATACGCCCCTCCATTCTGGCAAGTCCCCGCTTCGCTCCAGGACCAGGATTGGCCCACGTAAGCACATCCACGGCATCCCTGAGAAGATAGGTGTAGCGAAGGTCACACACTATTTCATAAGCCATGAACTTCCCAAGGTAGTCGAACTTGAGCAACCGTTGCCATACTTTTTCAAGGCTGGAAGACTCGAGGCAGAGATCGACCAGTTCTTCACGGTCCTCCCACACAGAACTGATTGCCTTACAGACGCTCGCGATCTTACAACCTTTAGGACCGTTACCAGCTTTGATCATATACGCCCCCGTAAACACTGGTCCATGTTTCCGTGCCTTTTCCAGCACGGTAACAACATCCTTCTCGTTCCAAGTGTAGAGGTAGCAATACTCTTTCTTAACCTTCCAAGGGCTCCCGGAACACCCGTGGTTTATGGGACGACCATACCTCAACAAGTGCCCTGTAGAAATACGATTGAACCAGCGGAAAATCACCGTGGCCACGAAAATCGCTGGATCATCTGCAAAGGGTTCCCTAACGTGCCGGCGAAGCCATTGCGTAGTCTTGTCTAGTTCACGGTAAGGATTTGTGAAGAAGTAGTTCTGTAAGATCTCGTCGTCGGTCCAGGGCTTCGGCATTGCTGCTTGCTTCTTGAGGTAAATCTTATGCCGTTCTTTGATCCAATACCAGAACCTTGTGAATGGCTTCTTATGCTCCCGCACCTTTTCAACCTCCATTAGTAGGCTCCTTTCGCACGTATTCAGCACAGGTATGCTCTTTTAGAGTTACTTTTGGGTATGACGTAATCGTTTGGATCTGTAGACTGTTCCTTGTGGGACCAGGGACGGTTACTGCAGAGACTGTTGGAGGGAACCTTTGACAGAAGCCCTGTCCAACTTCCCGTGGGTGTTTCTGACAGTACAAACAGGTGATACAGGTCTTAGTGAATTCCATAGTAAGTCTCCTTATATTGAGAGGACTAGCCCTTCACTCCAGTTGTGTTCGTGGTATGTTACGCTGACGGGTGTTGGAAGTCCAATGTCTTCACCACCCAATTCCATAAGACGTTTCAGTTCGGCAGCGATCGTACGGTTGCCTTCCCAGGGCTTCCGACCACGGAGTCTTCGTTTGGGCATGTCGAACACGAGTTCGTCGTGGACCTGCATCACCATGTGATGGTCTGGCAAGGTTTGCAAGTAGGCGTGACATCGAACCATACCTTTCCTCATCCACCACATTGCCGTTCCCTGAGTACGGTAGTTGAGGGGGATCGTAGGCTTTACCCCTCCCCACCGATTCCTTGTGCAAAGCAGGGGATACCCCCGCTCCTTATCTACGTTCTTATCAGGTATAGTCTCAATATACCCGTGCTTCTTGGCAAAGTCTATGCAAGCCTGATTGTGGCTATCCAGCTTGCCGAACCGTGCCTTGACAAGAGCGTGAGCCCCTTCCTTGTGAGCCGCTCGGTCAGCCGTACCGACAGAATCTACTTTTAGGACCGCCCCATACTGCACGGCAAAGTCGAAGTTCTTGCACCACTGATACCACGTCGACTCATACTTTTTCTTACAGTGTGGTCCCACTTTTTCAAACCCTACAGCGTCCAACTCCTTCTCCCAGATTTCTGGGTAGATGGTGCTGAAGTTTAGGAGGTGGGCACTACCATAGTAGGGCGGGATGTTTGGATGCTCAAACAACTCTATAACTTCCGGCTCTCCACACTCGTAGGCAGGTATTCTCAGCTCGATATTCTTAGCATCTAGGCTCCACCACTCACGGCCAGGAAGAGGGCCAAACACGTAGCGGAGGTTGAACCCTTCTTTCTTACTAATGTTCTGTTCATTTGGATTGTTGCTACTACAGCGAAGGGTACTAGTACCCGTGGGATTCAGGGAGGGGTGGAGTACCTGCCACGACTCTCCGGCTTCGGTTGGGAGGCAGAACTTTTCGTAGCTCCGCAAGTAGCTAAGGGCCGTCGCCCGCTTGCGATACTCCCTGAGGTTACGGACAAACAAACAGGCTTTTGACCGTGGATTGAGAGTAGTAGACCAGTGTTCCAACACTTCCTTGTCCAAGCAGGGAGCCCCCTTTGGAGTCGTCTTATTGCTTACAAGTCCAAATCCACCGTGGCGACCCTTACCAAAACAAGTAGTACAAGACTTCTTGCCTCCACCCGTCTCGTTCCACAAGTACCCTTCACCGTTACAGTCCTCGCAGGGGGTTCCCAGCAAAACGTTCGTCAGTGCCTTGCTCCTACTGCCCTTCGGTAGGTCCTTGAGCTGACCGCCAGCAGCCCGGAGACAGATGCGTTTCCGCCGTTGAGTGTCCTTCTCGTAGATGCCAATCAGTTCTACGCAACGGTCAACGTTTAGAGTTACACCGTGAGATTCCATAGCGTAGATGACAGGCAAGAGCTTGAGGCTTTCGAGGTAGATTTTCCACAAGCCCCTCTCCTTCAAAAGCTTCTCTTGCTTTAGATAGACTAATAGGGTACTTGAACTGTCACCGTTAGCGTAGTCACTGGTGACTCCCCACCAACTATGATCCTTAGGGTAGTCCAACTGCGAAGCGAGTGTTCTAGGCACCCAAGCATCGTGCTTCCACGGTCCACACTCTTCACCCCCTCGAGCCTTTCGCTTCTTGTTACTCCCCTTCACACTCGGCATTTCTGGCAAGCCGCTTTGGGCTAGTCGCCACGGTCGCTTTTTGAACTCTCTACGTATGTAGGAACGTGCCGCGTCAACAGCCCCCTTCATAGTGTCTTCCAACGGTTGGATGTTTATGTCTGCGTAGATCAAGGCCATCGTAGCCAGATCATGTGGCTGATTGCTGGCAAGCAAGTGACCCGCCATGAGTGTATCCCGTGTCTTGTGCCACGGCCAGTCATTGATGCCAATCTGAGCAAGGGCACAGACATCGAATTTAGGGTTCTGCAAGACCAGGAGGTCGGCCTTTTTGATTAACCGCTTAACGTGGTTCAAGTCCCTCCGTGGGATCTTGGGTTCTCGAGTGTAAGGGTCAACGTCCCACTCCCAGTAGATGTTCTCCATGTCTTCGTTGCAAGTAGTTACAAGGTAAGGCTTCGCACCGTGCCTCAAGTCAAGTCCGGTAGTCTCCGTGTCTAAGCTAATCATTCCCATAAGCCCTTTCCCAAGCCTTCTTGGTCTTGTACTTTGGCTTGTAAAGCTTACCGTTGAACACTAGTCTCCACTTCCCCCAAGGAGCCTCGTTGGAAACAAGAGTCACCTTCTTTGCTAGTCCAGCCTTTGCAAGAATCTCGTCACCGTGCCTATGGATTGCTGCGAACTTCGCGTGGGAAATCCGCCCTTCCTCGAGCAAAGCTTCCAACCGTCCACTGTGAATGTAGTTATGACAACAATGGCAAAGGGCCACGGTTTCTATGTACTCAGAACGACCTTTATGCCAGTCGATCTGGTAGGTTTCGTGGGCTTCCAACCATTGACGGAACTTAGCTTTGCTTTTGTGGACACCGCAAGCCAAACAACAGTAGTGAGCCTTACGGTAGGCTGCTTCTCTAGTAGCCTCCCACCACTTGCTGCCCATAATGGTTCTAGGTGCTAGACCATGGAGAGGGGCAGGGATGTTTGGGTGTAAGAGTAGTTCGGGCCGAGTAACTATCTTCTTTTGTCGAGGCCTCCTAGCCCGTGTCTCCTTCAACGACTTCTGAACGTAGTCAGTAAAGTCACTCACTTTACCCACCCCGTCCCTAGACAAGGAACACACCTACGCCCCTTGCTACTAACTCCCGTCCCTTGACAAGCGATGCACTCACGCTTCTTAGCTTTCTTGTGTTTCTTGCGTTTCTTTAGTCTAGCAGGAATTTTCGGCATAGTGGCTTCCTTCCTGTACCGTGTGCTAGAGCAGGGACTAGGGTAGCGGATAGTCTACCTGCCCTAGCAGTGACGGTACCAACTACAGGGCTTCTTGTGAATGGTCCTGGCAGGACTCGAACCTGCGATTGCCCTATCACAACCCTTTCGGTTGCTACCACACAGGACCAGTAGTAGCAGGAAGAGGGGAAGCCAAGGGGCAGACTTTTATCCCCTCCCCTGCTACCGTCGGCGTGTTACTCGTCGTCGTCGACCGTGATTTCCTGGAGCTTATCCCAAGGGATCACACCCTTCAACTTCTTGCCGGTCTCACTGTTCTTGACCGTAACAGTTTTCTTCTTACTGTTGACGGCAAGAACCTCGACCTCGATGGCCTTCTTTTTTCGAGGGGGCTTGTAGAGGAAGACCTCTTCCTTTTGAGGCGGCTCGAACTCTTCTTCCTCTTCCTCTTCCTCTTCCTCTTCCTCTTCTTCCCCCTCCTCTTCCTCCCCTTCAGCACCGTCAAGGGCTTCGGCCAGTTTCATCCAAGTATCGTACTCGTCGTCTTCAGGATCGATGCCCGCTTCCTTAGCGGCGTCGACAAGAGCGGTGAGTGCGTCCTCGTCACCAGCGTCTGCCTGTTCACCTAGCTCGAGGAAGTTTACTTCTTCACCTTCCTCTTCCTCAACGTCTTCAACGTCAGGCTCTTCAGGCTCTTCAGGCCCTGAATCGTCTTGAACAGGGGGAGCAGGGGCTTCGGTTTCGCCAGTGTAGAGCCCATTCCAGGAATGCTGGGTCATAGGCTCCATACCAGCGTAAGGGCCTTCCGTTTGCTTCTGCCCCTTCCAAGTGCGAAACCGGAACTTCGGCTTCTTCTTTTTGAGGGCTGCAAGCACGGTCTCCAACTCGTTGATCGTGATCTTCTTGGTGTCCACCCCGAACTTACGTACTTCGTTGAGCACCCACTCGATGTGCTCATCGACGGTCTTTCTGGACCGAGTGGGGGTATTACCAATCACTTCCATGATCTGAGTGCGGAGGCCTTTGGTTGGAATACCGTTGTACTGCTCTGGGGAAATGACCGAACCCGCTGCGATGAAGAACCACATTCCAGCGTTCTTCTTCCCAGGTTTGATCTGGGAAAGGCGGCAGTCGATGAGTTGGGCTACGCCCCCCTCGATCCCGGCAGGAAGATCCACGTTACCGTAGTTCGTGGCATCTCCACGGTGCTTTGCAACCGCTTGAGCTCCTTCCTTTCCCATGCTCGCTGCGAACTTGCTTTTGGTCTTGGTAGACGGCATTGTCACGCTCCTTTCATCAACTCTTTCAATTTGGAAAACGTAGGATTCACAATCGCGTCAGGCAGCACGGTTCCAACAGGGACGCGAAAACCTGTTTTGTAAACCGGATCTTCACCCACCCTCAAGCAATACTGAATCTTGCCGGTGGGAACGTGTTGAACGACTTCCTCATCCCCCACGGTGATTGTTTCCTTCCTGGTTTCTTCCCTTTTGTAACACTGACCGATATAGTCAGACGCTCCGTCGAGCCATGAAGCAACACCAGGAGTCAACGCTGCTCCCACATGGGGGATCAGCAAGTCGCTTTCGCTATCCGTATTGAACGCCCGTTCGTGGGCGATTATTATGATGGACTTCTTCTCAGAGTCTGCCAAGTTCAGCAGGAGTTGGAGTACCTCCATCGTCTTACTGTTGATTGGCCCCCAGTCAGACTTACTGACATGTCGCCAATCCTTTCGCACGGTGGCTTCGTGTTGGGTGTACTCGTTGACCACCCGTTCTTGCAAGCCTCCAGCCGTGTCTAAGACAAAGGAAGCGTAGTCTAGCTTGATAAGGGTTTCCAGTTCCTCCGTACGTTCTAGGCCGACAAAGTCTACCCCTTTCACGTTGGAGACACTCTTGGTTCCCCTTTCTATACCGTAACCGGCGACCCCTATAAGGAGCAGGGGCTTTGGAAAGGTACAAGCCAGTCGGGTTTTCCCGGTCTTGCTTTGACCGTAGAGCAACAACTTGATGCCCCCGAACGTATCGCTAACAGACCTGATCCTACCAGCGATCCCCTTCAGACTTTTCTTAGAGACACGTTTGGACCGTGGTTTGAGTTTAGTCACTTTCGGCATTGTCTTCCTCCAATTCTTTGAAGACCTTATCTGTTTTGGTAAGACCAGTCATACTACCACTGGCAAGGTACTCATCTAGGTCTGTGAACCCTCGCTTAGCGATGGGGTTCCAAATACCGTAAGGCGTCCGCCAATGAATGCCACTAATTGATTGAAAATAGCAATCTGGGTTCTCAACAATGCGTATCCATTCCCACCAGTCACACAGTTGCTCGAGAATAGGGTTGAGGAACTCCCGCTTAAATCGCTCCACATCAGCAGGAGTTACCTCAACCGGAAATCGCATGAAGTAGTGGTCAGGCTCTTCAGCGATAATTCCACCTAAACGAGCGTAGTATTCTTTGTCAGACTCTGGCCGTGGGGGTAGCTTCTTCCCATCTGGCCCCTTCTTACCAGCGTTAACATTCTTTAAGGGCCTGATACTACCCTTACCACCACTGAGCGGCCGACGAATGATGTTGTAGCGAACCCCGTTGAGTTTGCGACCCAAGAGCTCCATCGCACAAAGGTAGAACATTGTTTGCAGATCGAACTGGAGCTGTTGTCTTATCAGCCCATCATCCACTTCTCCTTTGGTCTTGTGTTCTACAAGGTAATGCTCTTTTCCAATGGCATCTTCACCGTCAACCTTTCCCCTCAGCCGCACTTTTCTTCCTGAAGGAAGAGTGTAGAGGACGCTGAACTGTTCCTCGCGGCTGATGGGCTTCAGACCCTTGACTTGGTTCTTTTTCCAGTAGCGGACGTAGATAGGGAATTGAACTTTGCAGACGTTGTACCACTTGTCGACGGCTGTCTGTTCCAGTGGATATCGCTTACATAGCTTCTTGGCATAGCTTGTAAGAGCCGTAAGCCAACACCCCTTCTTTAAGGAACCCTGATCTTTAGTACGTAGGGTCTCCTCACAAAGGTGGAACATATTACCGTACTCCAGCCGGCGTTTGAATACGTCGGCACTTTGGAGGCCCTCCACCATCCTAAGGCGGAAGCGTTCACGGCAGAACAGGAAAAGGTTCAGTTTGGACTGGGTGATACCGTCGTGTTCTGGGCCTTTCCAGACGGAAGAGGGGGTAGGGATTTTCGGCATGACTTGCTCCTGTAGTTGGGTTGTAGTTGGAGCCCCTATTATACAGCATGTAAAGGGGCGTTTTTTAGAAGCTACTCACGGTCTAAAACGGTAAGAAACAATTAGAAATTGTCACGATCGACCGCTTTATCAACAAGCCCTGTTGACTGACGTCTGCCCGTAGTATGGCAGCAGGGTGAATGATCTTCACTTTATGCTCTGCACCGTCGTACCACTTTAGATTCTTCGCAGCTAGTTCACCAACTGCTACTAACACACGAGGGCTAAACAATTCTAGCAATTCTTCCAACCGTGGACGACAGGCTTTGATCGCTTCTTTTGGGGGTTCATTGCTGCGATCAGGATCACCCTTGACTTCACTGGGAAAACACCCTACTAGGTTGCCTTTGCCGATGGTGGCTTCCAACGGCACGCTCTCTTTGATGATACGGTCCAGAAGGTGTCCCGCTGGACCCACGAACGGTTCGGCTAAGACGTCCTCACAAGCACCAGGGGCTTCCCCTATGAAAGCTATTTCACAGGGTACATTCCCTGAAGCAATAACTACATGAGTTCGTTGTGTGTGGAGAAGGCATCGGTCACAGTTCTTCCACTGTCGGTAGTGTTTTTGGAATGGTGTCATTAGAATCTCGCGTGGTATTTGAGGTAATGGGCTATGAGTAGAGCATCAGCTGTTTTCAGGGAGATCTTTGCCTGTGGGTAGAGTTCTTGAGCCTTCTGCCGTAACCGTTTTTTGAAACTGTTTTTGGACTCATTGTTCTTCCTACCACGGGGGCGTATAGAAAGGGCTCGCTGCCATCTCTGAGGACTCACCGCGATGAACGGTATTTTGCAAGCGGTAAGGGCCATGATTAGTAGACCCTTATTTACACCGAACTTGAATGAACTAGCGACCCCCTGTTTAGGCATAGAGTGAACGTCTTCAATAGCAGCCCTAATACTAGTTGTGAGAGATAACGGATTGCGGAGAGGGATTAGAGAGGATAACGCTTCAAGAATATCCTTAGGCGTGTCGGGCATCAGCAATAGAGTAGTGGAACGGTCCTTTACTAGAGCAGCTATGCCTCCGGCTTGACCAGGGTCTACCCCAATAAAGACCCTTTTAGCTGGGATTTTTGGCACGTTAATCCCTCCTAACCACGGTGATCACTTTTTCGTTAATGCTGACGTGTACGGAGAGACCTCGCTTACTGGCCGCTCCCCGTACTTGGACGGCCATGCTGTGCGGTTGGCAGAAGTAGTCTTCCCCTCTTACGAGCTTGAAAGACTTCTTGTGGAACCACTTGTCCCAAGGATAACGGATTAGAGGTGGGGCTTTCATCATTTAACCTTTCTTTTTATGTCAACGAATTACTGCATACATTATACATAGTATAAACCACTATATATAAGGTAAAAACAGCCAGCAAAACGCCCTAAAATTGCCGAGCAAAAAACGCTTGCATCGTAGTTGGTGGGCTGGTATAATAGCCCACGGCAAGTTATGCCCCTAAACTTACTATGTAAGTATAAATACAAGGCTAAACTGTAGAACGGTTTGGCCTTGCTTCTTTTGGCCTTAGTTGTTATAAGTAAGCACACAATACAGGGGCACGTTCCAACTACACCTTATTCACAGGAGAGTGAGTCATGGCAAAGTCGAATGGAGCCGTCAAAGGGAAGAAGAAGTCAAGTGCCAAGAAGAAAACCACCAAGAAGAAAACCACCAAGAAGACAAGTGCAAAGAAGACTACTAAGAAGAAGACTACGAAGAAGGGTAGGAAAAAGAAGGTAGGAGTAGCAGCAATTTCACCATTGCGTGACGACGAACGTACCGTGGTTTACCCCAAGAAAAGTGCGAAGCTTTACGCTGCTGAAGAGTCTTGCGGTATGTTTACCCAAGAGCTAGCTAAAAAGCTTTTGGGGTGGGAAGAGGAGTCTGGTAAAATCAAATTTGGCCAGGACTACCTAATCAAGGATGCCCACGGTAAAAAGATCCGTTGCAACAATGACATCATCAACCGTCCACTAAACGCTGGAGTTATTCTTACTCTGAAACAAGAGATACTCCGGGGTAACTGGGAGTATAACGGTGAAACCGTCATCATCGGCAATACGGGGCAAGTACTGAACGGTCAACACCAGATGATTGCTTTGGTGCTTGCTTGCCAGGAGGTAGAGAAACATCCAGCACGGTGGCCTTCTTGGACATTGGACATGCCAGCATTAGAGAAGTTGGTAGCTTTCGGTGTTAGCGAGAAGGACAAGGTCGTTAACACTATGGACACCGCCAAGCCCCGTTCGCTTTGGGAGGCGATTTGCCGTAGTGATATGTTTGCAGACATACCATTGCGTGGACGTAAAGCTGTGTCACGGTACTGCGAAAACGCTGTCCGACTTTTGTGGGAACGAACGGGGGCAGTTCTTGATGCTTATGCCCCCCGACGTACACATTCTGAGAGTCTAAGCTTTATTGAGCGTCACCCCAAGCTTTTGGAATGCTGTAAGGTCATTTATGAGTTGGAGCAGGGAGCCAAGACCCCTGTCAAGTTCTTCATTACGGGAGGCTATGCCGCTGGACTATTCTACCTGATGGGTAGTGCCGCTACCGATCCTGGTGATTACCAGGAGGCCATCAGCCCCAACGAGTCGTTTTTAGACTGGGAGTTGTGGGATAAGGCTTGTAGCTTTTGGACAGAGCTAACGCAAGACAAGCCGAGTCTTGCCCCCGTCCGGTCTGTGTTCAAACGCATTTACAACGATCCTGAAGCAGGGAACATTCCTAGGGCTGTCAAGCTAGCTATTCTTGTTCGAGCGTGGCTTCCCTACGCTTCTGAACTGCCCGTGGCAAGCAAGGACCTGTCATTGGAGTACGTTACTGACGAATATGGTCACAAGAAGCTACTAGACTACCCCACGGTAGGAGGTATTGACCTGTTTGATCAGGATGAGGAAGACATTGACGAAGATGACCCTACCCTCGAGGAGATCGAAGAACGTAAGGAAGCCCTCCGTAAAAAGAAGGCGTCCCGCAAGTCACAATACCGTAAGCAAGTAGGTTCTATGCAGGGTGACGAGTGGGGGCCTGGAGACACTTGCTGGGTCAGTGATCCCAGCGGGGGTAGTGAACCTTACTTTGCCACGGTGACAACTGACCCGTGGGAATCCGCTGTTGGTCCACTGGTGATGGTAAAGTGCAGCGAGGGGGTATTTGAAGAGCCCACGGGGAACCTTACCCTGGAAGACCCAAGTGCCGAAGCTGCCTAGTGTACTGTTGGCTAGTCAGAGTGTAGGTTAGCCAGGGGCAGGGGGTTGCACCTATGCCGTAACTCGCCCCCTGCCCCCTTTTTATTGTCGTAACCCCTTGCACAGACACCACTTAGGGAAAATTGCTGTTTTGGGGTTGCTTTACCCCTTACTAATACGTATAATAGGGGCACTTGCTAGGAGTAAGAAATGCTACCCAAAACCCCTACCATACCGCTGATTGGCAACCCCATATCAAGTATGGTATGTTCGGTAGCACCCCAGAAGGTAAGGCTGCTCGGCCCCCACCCCATGAGCGTTGAGAGCGTGATGGGTCACAGGGGACGCCCCACGGTACACAAGGCCAAGGGTAAGGCCAGGAATTGACCTGTAAGGGTAGCCGGAAGTTACTGGCGGACCACCAGTCTGAGAAGCATAGCTAATACCTATGCGGAGACCGTGGGAGGTTATACACTCTAGTAACGGCAAGGACCCCGACTAGTGGGCTAGACAAGCCCCACGGTATACCGTGGGGTTTCTGTTTGGGCTGGTTCGATTCCGGCCGGTCGGGCTTGCGGTTGTACCTTATATATAAGGTGCAAACCGTTTTGCGTTTTGCGGCTGCCTACATAGGTAGCCGTGCATTTTCTACCAGATTTTTTGACACCCTACACTACAGGAGATGCGATTATGTCTACCCCGAAAGAAAGGTTGGCTAACCAAGTTTCGAAGCGTCTGTCTCAGGCTTACTGGCCGAACCCCGAAAAGAACGAAAGCGCGAGGCGGGCAGCAGGAGATGCCGAAGTGGGCAAGCTGTCCATGGAAGAATTGCGTGTGTTCTTTAAGTACGTTGATTGTGGTCCAACTTACTGTATGGTCAAGGAGTACCTCGTGCAGCAAGGCTTCAATGTTGATGGATTGGAGAAGGCAAGACATGACAACATCGACACGTACATCATCACTGATGGATGTAAACTCAGGCAGAAAGGGAACGGCAAAACCTATCACCTGTTTGTAGTTTACTTCAAGTCACATAGTAGACCTCCCTGCTATGTACTCGCAGAGGATTCTGTTGGGGCGGTCAGTCAAGCTACCTGCGAACAGAACACGCCTTTTGATAAGCGAGAATACCTGTCTGTCATAGAGGTCCCGTTCCGTATCCGCGGATGGGGTCAGACCGAATTCTAGTGGCCTGCAACTAATCGCTCACTAACTACTCACTACTAACTACTACCAAAGGACCCCTACAATGAACAAGTTTCTCAAACACCTTCACAACGCTGCGAAAGCCACGGCCGAGGACGACATGGAGACACGTCAGCTTCTGTTCTCTCTGGCGAACTACCTCCAGTTCGGGGATGCCTACATTCCTCAACTGGTGGGGAACCTCGAGGCTTACTTGGAAACCGTGAAGCCACCAGTCCACGAACCGTTGGAACTGATGGCCGACGCGGACGAAATCGTTTCCAAGCAAATCCAGGACTACGCAACCTTACAGAGAGAAGGCTTTGCAGACCCGGACGAAGACGAGGAAGAGGAAGACCCCCTCGACAACCCTGACTATGTCGGCTACATGCGACAGGGATGCAACTTCGCAGAAGGTGCTAACTAGCCGCATCAAAGGTAGGTTAGGAACCTAAGAGTAAGCGGGGGATGGCCTCGTAATCCTAACCATATAGGCTCCCCCGCGTTTTTTCATCTACACTCAACTACAGGAGAACGATCATGTGTGCGAAATTATCCAGGCGGTCAAAACTCACTGGACCCATCCGGGCAAGGGCTATCACCGCTCTACAGAAAACATGGCAAGCAATCGGCTACGATGTGATGTCGGGCTTTGCTGCTGAGGCTGCTGGCTACCCTACCAGCGAACCGGACATGGAAGCGGCTGCTTCTGTTGTGCTGAACGAGGTCGACGTTCGAGAGTCGGTTTCCGCGTGTGGATTTGCTTCAGGCTACCCCGACATGTACGGTGACGACAAGCAAGCGATCGAGTGGTTGGAAGAACAGTCAACGGCTGTCCAGGATGCCGTACTCGCCGAAGCCTTTCCAGAAGGGAGGTACGGACTGTGATTACTAAACATCAAGTGGTTCATTCCTACTACCGTCAAGAGTTTCACCACGTTTCTCTCAAGAACGCGGATAACACCCCTGTCCGGTGCCGTGTCAACGGTAAGTGCAAAACGTGGAAGACTCGCCCCAACGAGTTTCGTCTCCCAGTCAAGCACGGTCTACGTGACTGCTTCTACATTGACCAGTCGAACGCTGGGGAATGGTACGATCCGGAGTTTCCGAATGGTGTTTACCCCGACACAAAGGAAGGGGTCTTGGAGTACCTCAAAACCGATTCCAGCCTGGACCTGGAAGATGCTACGGTGGTTCCAGACTCAGCCGTGGAAGGTGTTTGGGCGGTAGACCTGCCCGATGGGAGCCGGACCATCGTGTATCTTGCGGGTTACAAGAACCCGTTCGGCGAAGTGCGGGAGCTCAACGACTTTGAAACCGGCGAACAGCCGGACCAATCCTAAATCCTAACTGAAAGGAAAGTGCCTATGTGGATATTCACAACCGACGGTTTCTTTAGTATAGTCAGTCCCAACAGTGTGAAAGGGGCCAAGACTCGAGTCCTGGTAGTTCGTGCCAGGAAGGAGGAAGACCTCCATCGGCTGCTATGCCACCTGGAGGAGTTCAACGATGGAAAAGTCATCAACTACGAAATGACTTACGGTAGGGATTACCTTTTTCGAGCCCGTGTTCCTCGAAAGCTTCTCCAAGCATACTTGAAGAAGTATGTTACCGACCTTAATTACCCAAACTTCAAGGCAGAAGTTGAACGGGTGGACAAGCAAGGGGTTCTAGGTGGAGAACTCCCTGCAACCTCCGTGGACGATCGCATGGATGCATACCACCGTGTCTGGTCTATCCTAAGAGATTGGCAAGACAAACTCATTTCCCTCTGGGGATAATCAACGTTTTCGACACTACCTTTTGACACCCTACACAAAGGAGATTTACCATGACGGACAAAGAACGACTGGAACTGGCTATCGATCGCTTCAAGCAAGCACACAGTCTGATCCATACCGCAAGCACCCTCGTGGGAGGCGGAGACTACCCCAATCTGGTCAGAGGGACTTACCGTCTCGCACTCTTCACCAGATGCGCAGAAGGGGTTGGACTCTGCCTTACCGTCTTGACTTGGGTAGTCAAGGGGCTTCAGTACATTGTAGATCGCTTGGACAGGGAACCGTCCAACCACTAGTGAATTCCCACCAATCCCCCACGGTCCAAGATCGTGGGGGCTTTACTACACTTCACCTCTAGTATGGAGCAATCACGTGAAGACACGAACCAAGAAAAAGAAAATCAAAAAGAAGAGTTCCTTTGTGGCTGACATTGCCAAACAGTCAACCGTAGCTTCTAACCATCTGGTTGTAGAAGCCTTCGCAGGGACAGGCAAAACCTTCACGGAAATCGTGGGGGTTGGATGGGCCTTTGCGAACCACCGTTGGGAAGAGATCCAACGCAGGATCGCTATCCAGAAAAAGAAGAACCCCAAGACGTTCCGCATCACCCCCTCCGCCGAACAGGAAAAGGTCTGGTCTGCTTTTGCCGAAAGTGTAGGCAAAGTGGAGACCATCCAATACTCGGCCTTCAACCGTAGCATCGTTGAAGAGTTTCAAGAGGATTGGGGCTGGCTGGCAGAGATCCTGTCTGGGGAAGGCATTACCCTAAACTTTTCCACGGTGAATGGTTTGGGGCATCGAGCAGTCATGGGTTCCTTCAACTACCTGAGGCTGGACCGTGACAACGTCCAAAAGGTAATAGCCTCTGTTACTGGCCGTGACTTGTGGGACTTGCGACGCAACTCCACGGTCTTTCTCAAGGCAGTGACCAGTCTTGTGGATCTGTGCAAGCTGACCCTGACCGGCTGGACCGAAGAGGATGGTTTCAACGTTGAAGCTGTTACCCCAGATGTTCTCGGGCAGTTGGTTCGACACTATGGAGTGGAATTGGATATCAGACGGAAGAGGGTATTCGATCTCGTGCCACGAGTGTTGGAACGGTGCTTGTCTCCAGACTACCAGGGGGCTTTCGATTTCAACGACCAGAACTGGCTCCCGGTTGTCCTGAATCTACCCGTCCCGAAAGTCGACTTGCTACTGATCGACGAAGGCCAAGACTTGCCACGGTGCAAGCAGGAGTTCAGTAGGTTGCTGGGACGCAGGATCGTTCTGGTAGGGGATGTCAATCAGGCTATCTATGGTTTTGCTGGAGCAGACGTAGACAGCATTCCACGCATGAAGCTACTGCTTTCACCTGATCCAAACACTCCCATCGAGTCCCTGAGACTCACAGAAACTCGACGGTGTAGTCACGCTGTAGTCAAGGTAGCTAACAAGATTCTCAGGACAATCGCTGCTCACCACGGAACACCCTATGTCCCATTCACTGCCCACAAGGACAACTTGAAAGGCAGCGAAAACTTCTCCACCGTGGAAAAGTATCCCACCCTGGTCCAAGACGGGGATATGGTCCTGTGCCGCGTGAACGCCCCACTTGTCTCACAGGCCCTACGGTTTCTCCAGGACGGTCGTAGGGCTATCATCCGCGGAAGAGACTTTGGTAAGAACCTAATCAACTTTATCCAGAAAAAGTTGAAGGCTCCTACCGTCGAAAAGCTGATCGACAGGGTCGAGGAGTGGCACGGTGACGAAGTCTCCAGGGAGTTGCGTAAGAAGCCACCTAGCGAAACGCGACTAGTCACACTCGACGACCGTAGGGCTTGTGTCATTGCCTTTACGGAAGGAGCCAAAACGGTCGAGGATGTGGTAGAAAATATCAACCTCATCTTCTCCGGCAAGGTGTGTCCTAAGTGCCAGAACCACTTCTCAGAGGAACTGGACCGTTGCCCCAAGAAATCTTGTAAGACCGAGTTAGGCCCTGGTGGAAAACCCCGTGGTCCAAAGCTACTCACCCCAAAGGGCATCCTCTTCAGCAGCATCCACAAGGCAAAGGGGTTGGAATCCGAAAGGGTCTTCATAATCCTCAAAGATGCACCACTCCCCCATCCAATGGCGAAAAGCCACTGGTCGAAAGGGCAGGAGTATCATCTCAAATACGTTGCCGTGACTCGAGCGATCGAAAGCTTGATCTGGGTGGCTTAGTTTACTTGCGTCCCCCTCGGCCAGTCCCTTCACGGCTGGTCGGGGGTTCTACCACCAACTACAACCAACTACAACCAACTACAACCACAAGGAGTTTGAAATGTCACGTTACTTAGAGACAGCAGAGAGTTTGGGTGAAAGAGTCAGGGCTTTCCTAGACCTGATCAACAGGGTGACGGTCCCTATTCCAACAAATAAAGAGCCTGAAGTAGCCGTCGCTTTAGGGCATCTTATCAACCTTGCTGTACGGTGCAATCCACGACAGGCTCAAGGCACCGTGCGAAAGAACATCGTCGCTGTGGCGATGCGTGGCCTTTGCAAGGTCACCATGACCAAGGAGACCGACGAAAAGACCGGTCGTACCTACAACAAAATCCACATCCATCCCAAGAACTGAGGAGCAACCACATGGATGCACGTTTGAAGATCACTAACCTCGCAGGGCGGTTTCTGGCTTCCGTAGAAAAGCCAAAGCAACTCGCTGACGAAAAGCAAGCATTCCTGGAAAGGCATAGCAAGGCTTGCGACAGAGCCCGTATCATCTTGGAGAGCAATCGCAAGGACTTTCTCAGGGCTGTTGCTGCCCACTTTGGGGCCAAGATTCGTCCTGGCTTTCAATTTGTAGTCAGATACGAAGGTATGCCCATCCTGTTCGAAGTTACGTGGCCGAGTGATAGCCCCATACTTCGCAGGGTTCTAGAAGTAGACCCCAACACCGTTAGAATCTCCTTCGCTCCGATCGACGTTTTTCCAACAACATCAACCCCAACCACCGGAGGCACCGATGGCCCCAAAAGCAATCAAGCCGACTAAGGCTGAAAAGGTCGAGTACGCAAGCTATTGTGCCCTGATGGAAGCCCACGGACTTGTTCCCCGCTCCCAACAGGACTGGACTAAACTTCGCAAGCAAGCCAAGGAAAGGAAGAAGGCTCGTGCCAAAAGTCCCACCAAGAAGTAAACGCTACCTCCAAGTCCGCCGTCATGTGTGGCGAATCAATAACCGCACAGAAATTCTAGTGGGCAGGAAGTGGAAGCCATGCAAAGACTTGGCTACCGCCCGGAAGTACGCTGAGACTCACGGATACGACGGTATCCGTATCAAGCCTGTATAGCCTGTATACTGGTATAGGCTGGTAGTAGGGTGTCGCCCCCCGTTGCCCTTTGGGTAGCGGGGGGTTTTTTAGTGCCTATAAGTGGGGTATACCCTACTTATAGGGGCTACAGGGGCACCTATTACATAGGGTGCCATACAGCCACGGTGCCGGGGTAGGGCTTGGCATACTGGCCACCCCCATGCCTTAGCTTAGACAGCAAGCCAGGGGCCTTGGCACGGGGGTAGGGTAGGGTAGGGCAAGGGCAGGGCAGGGGCGTAAGCTGCACTAACTAGGGGTAACAGCCCCCCTACTAGTGTTTATACACCTATGAGGGGCTACTAGGTAGGTAAAGAGTGCGGCCCCTGCCCCACCCTCTCAGCATAAGCAAGTTGGAGCATACTTGCCTACTGATTCTCGCAGGTGAGACCACGGGCAGGGGGCCGCACATACATTCATGTTTTCCCAAGTCTGGTGCGGATGCAATCTAAGAGAGTTGCTGTTCGCACGGTGTAGGTGTAGTGACGACCAACTAGCTGGAAGCCACGGTTTCTGATTGCCTCCCGTTCTGCTTCGTTGGAAAGCCAATGATCAATGGTCCTGCGAAGCCTAGGAAAGTCATCACGTTCATAGGCAACGTAGTGAACACGGTCTGTAAACTCCCGGCTGAGACCTTCTGTTCTTGGGTGTAATAGAAACCCCCCACGACCCAAGATCTCATAGATACGGTTGGACCAGTAGTGACGACTAGGCCACGTATCTCCCACTACCACTTTTGCTCGTGCCAGGGCTCTATTCAAATCAAGACCCCGAACGTTCGTATGGTGGATCATCCTGGGACCATAGGTACGCTTCAACCAGCGGACTAGCTTTGTACGGCTGGGATGACCGGTAGCACCACCAACAAAGGCGACGTCGTGTAGATACTCTGAAGTTATCTGACCACCGCTGTTCTTATACTGAGGAGGAAGGTACATACGGTGGTGAGGTTCGTGGATGCCTTGACGCAGGACTTTGTGATTGGTGCGGTACGCATTGAACTCTTTCTGGTGACCTGCATCCGTAGTGAAAAGCATGTCTGCCCTAAACTGTTTTGGACGCTCGCTGCGACACCCCCAATAAAGATCCCAAATCCAAGCTACCGTGAGGATACGCTTTTCACGACACCACTCTAGGAGTCTAGCCGTATACTTGGGTTCTACCTTACTGAAGAGGACTACGTGGGGACGGTACTCTTTTAGGATGGTTTTCACGTCCTCAACAGATTGGCCCTTGTATCGCATCACGTTGCACCCGTGGCGGTTTTCCAAAGCCCACTGAACATATCGCTCCGTAGCAAAGTCCAGTTGGAACTTGCCGATATAATAGATTCTAAGCTGGTCCATGGCTTTCCTCTATGAACTGATCTGAATACGAACGGGAGAATACCAGTCAGGGCCGTACCACTTGGAAATAAAGGCAGACTCTGAATGCAAAAACTCTTTCTGTAGCGACGGTGGTAAGTGGAGGTCCTTTTGGTTTTCTGGAAGGCTGCCCGTACTGTTTACAGGTTTTGTCGTTAAGAACGGTCTCACGTTGAACCGTTCGTTGCACATGCGAAGGATTAGGATGGGGGCTCTTGGGAAGTCTTCCACGCGACCTATGAACGTGCAACCGTCGAGCATGTATTCAAAGGTCTTGGTGACTAACCCCGGACAAGTGCCTAAGATCGATTCTACCGTGGCTGGGAACGTGGGCTTCCAACAGGAGTTGAACTGCTTGTGGATTGGAGCAGTAGCACGATTGCTGATGCCGAACTGTCTCTGGTGGGTCCATCGAGAACGAAGCCACGGTAGGGGATGCCTGATAAAGCCGAAGCAAGGTCTTAACTGGAAGTCGATGGGCAATTCGGAGTAGCTACAATGGTAGACTGCGATAGCATTGTGACGGTCGCTTTCCCGACGCCTCCTACGCAAGCCAGGGCTCAGCGAAGCAGCTACGGTCTTTCTGAACCACTGTCCCCCGGCTCGTGGGACATGGACGAACACGGAGTTAGGTAGTACCAGGGCCATAGTTTTCCTCGAGGAAATGTTTGAAGGTTTCCGCGTCTTCGCGTGGATTCCACATCAACTCTTTCAAACGTTGACGGCCAGCAAGGCCGATAGTTTGATTGTACTCTGGGTCCTTTAGAGCCTCGATCGCCTTTTCCACCCCAGCTACGATTTTTGGAAAGCGTTTTTCCGGGGGCAGTTTCCAAGGGTCTTTCACGGCTAGACAGGTCACTCCAGGCTCGTATAGATCGCTATAGCCAGTTCGTTCTATGAACCGGTCTAGGACTATGACTGGACAAGCAGCGAGCAGGGCTTGATAGAGACTGTAGCCAGGACAGTCCCGCCCCTTCACGTGTACGTAGCAAAGGGCCTTTCGCAATGTTTGCGGGACTTTCGTTGAAGGGAGAAGTCCAGCTGGAGAACCGTGACTACCATAGAACCGGACTTTATTGCGTAGGGGCTGGACGAGACTACCGTACCCCCAATGCTTTACGTTGTGAACTAGACAGACTGGGGACTGCTCTGGCTTGTGTCGCAAGCATTCAAAACGACCACGGTCAACCATGGGAATGTAAGTCACGTATCGAGGTCCACTACACTTAGAATCCTGATAGTGTTTGTTGGCACCCAAGTAGGGACAAGGGGTTCTGAGTGGAAGGGCTTTATACTGATCTTTACTTAGAGTGGATCCTGGGATGCCACCGTTGATGTCGAACCAGAGTACCTTCCCGTTTAGGGTGGGGAACCGTTTACGGAGAGGGTAGTTGTAGAAGTGTTTGATTATGACAAACAGATCGATACCGTTCACGGTGTTATGTACTGGAAGTCTGTGGAGAAGGGGCTGTCGGTTGAATCTGTTGTAGGCTCGTAAGAGACCGTCTCCTGGTCTGAACACCTGATAGCCTACTGCTTCCAACATAGACTGTAGAGACTTTTCACAATCGTTATGGGGTACGGCAACTACAGCAGTTTTCATATCAAGCTTCCTCTTCTTTAGGGGGGACAATGAACACGGCCATCTTACTACGACGATCGTAGGGTTTTCCAAGCAACTCTACACAAGCCTGTTTCACCTTGAGTCCCCCACCGTGGTCGTTGTAGTCATGGACAGCTATGCGAGAAACTCCACACTCCAGGGCCGTTTTGATTTGTGCCACGGTGCCTTCGTAGCTATGATCCCCGTCGAGGTAAGCATACCCACAAGGTTGAGGAGTCCAATCTTCCACACGTTTCCTAGAGTGTTCTATGAGACGGTGGTAGGGACGAATGTTCCTGTAGAAGGCTCGAGCGGTCTTGTCTCCAGTTGGGTCACCCTTGTCGAAACCTAGGAAGGGGTCTACACTGTAGATAGGACGTCCCAGGTGGGCGAGTAGGACAGTAGATTTACCGTGGTAGGAACCCACTTCTAAAATTGGACCTCGTGTCTGCTCAGCCGTTCGGTACAGAAGCCACGCCTCGTCGAAGTTAAGCCACCCCGTCCCAGGGGTTTTCCTGAGAATAAGGCGGATCTCTTCGTGGTCTGTGTGGTGGAAGTTTTCATGGATGCAATCGGGGTCAAAGGGTTTTAGGAGTGGGGGCTTTTCCATCATCCAAGACCAGTAGTCACTATCTTCCGCCTTATTGTTATTCCATAGGGCATGATGGTATTCTCGCAAGTCTTGGGTGGAGAACCCCCAGTGAAGTACACGAACGCTCCCCGTGGATAAGGTTTGGAGGGAGTTGTTACACTGGCAGCAATAAGGGGAAGCTGTGAGCGTGTTACGGTATTCCCATCGCCAGGGGCCGACTGGGTAGAGCCGTGGGCGAACGCCGAGGTAAGGCTTGTCCATGCGGATAAGTAGCTCTCCATCGGTCTGTGCCCAGATGTTATACCAGGGAACGACATAAAGGGCACGGTGGTTCAGAAGCTTCTCGAGGAGTTTTGGAGCGTTCGGCTCCCACGTTTCATCTGCGTCGTGGGGGACTACCCACTCAGGTTCTGCAAGCTGTGCTAACTCCAAGGCTCGCCACCCGTCAGACTTGCGATAGTTGGTTTGATTGGTTTCAGTCCAGCCCACGGTGTTTCTAAAGCCTTGAATTTGATCGAGCAGGTCAGGGTTCCAAATGTTGTTGATGTGCCAAACGACACCCCAGTCCAACCGTAAGAATTCAGACAGGAGTTGGGGTAGGAACCTGCGAGCGTCAGGTTCGTGGATTGGGGTAACGGCTATCACCTTGAACTTCTTGTCTCGGCGGAAGTGTTCTCTAAGCTGAGGTCGCGGCCGCCGAAGCTGCTCTTTTAGAGCTACCTTGCTCATCCGTCTCGAGCGGAACCGTTGTGCCTTGTGCATCAGGTCTCTCCTTGCACTAATCGTTGGAAGGTTTTAGCACACTTAGTCCAATCGCGTGATTCAGCCCACGCTCGCACTTCACGGCTATGTTCCTTGATAGAGGAGCCTAGAAGTTCCTCACAGCGTTCGCGCAAAGTAAGGGGGTCCACACTTACCCACGGTAAGGGTCGGCGGATACGCTTACGTTCTTGTTGAACCGGGAGTCTTGCAAGGGCTGGAAACTCATTCCACGGTGGAGCGTCAGGGGTTATTACTGGCATACCACAAGCCATCGCTTCCATAGGTTCTAGGCCGAGACCATCGCAGTGATGAGGAGCAAGCAATACGCTTCCCACGGTGTAGAGGTAGCGATTACTTTGGATTGGGTCTAGGAGAGTACCATACTTCTTCCACTGTTCCCTTTGGTTTAGGTCACGCTCTTGGGAACTGACTACAAGTGGACTAGAGCCGACTTCTGAGAAGGCTTGCCTGACGGTAGCTGCCCCTTTGCGTCCCCTGAAGCCACCACTGAATCCGTTTATGAAGAGGTAGGATTCCAAGGTGTCTCGAGGGATAAAGGTGTACCGCTCGAGGTCAATAGGCCAAGGGAACATCACGCAGGGGTATCCCTCTTCTGAGAGGGTAACGTAACATTGGCGGGTTGGACAAATCCACAAGTCAACGTAGTCTGTCCACGGTTCTGTGGCAGGTTTTGGAGTCCACTCTAGCATGGGGACGCTAACGATACGTCCCCCACGGTCCTTGATAGCCTTCAACTGTTGGGGTTTTAGGAAGGGTGTTTCTGTGAAGAGTAGGATACCGTTGGGGAGGTCTACTTCTGTTGCTGGTTTGATGCTTTTAGGGATGGGTTGCTTGCCAAGAACTTTATGACGGATGACTCGCCAGTAGTCGATACCTACGTACTTGGCGATTTGACGGTTGAGTTCGCCGAGGCCGTTCGCACAACTATACCCGATCAGGGTGATCTCCTTGTTAGCCTTCGGTTTGGACTTAGGTCGGCTCGTTACCTTAGCTTCATCTCGCAAGAAGTCGACAATTTCCTGACCGCTAGTAGTGTAGGGAATGGTTGGGGTGTCAGCATCTTTCTCAGGTTCTTGTGGTTCAAGTAGTGGTTCTTCTTGGGGAGCCGTGGTACGTTGGAGTAAGACTTGGCGGTCCTTCTTCAGAATCTTCCAACCGTCGCGAACAGCTTTGGGAACCATTTGATCGCCCTTGCCAGGGGTAATATCGCAGTCGTCGATTAGGATCAAACTGCCCTTCGGCATCTTGGGGAGAGCCTTAGTATAGGCCAGTAGGCTGAACCTAACACCGTCTTCCTTGGCAGGGTGAGGGCCGTCTAAGTAGAGTAGGTTGATTTGCCCTTGGAAGGTTTCAAGGTAAGCAAGACCATCACCGTGGATTAGCTCTACGTTAGGAGCATCGTTAATCAAACGGCGAGTAATATCTAGGGCCTTAGCACTTGTGTCAAGCGTAATTGTACGATAACCGCTTTCAGCCCACTTTACCGTGGCATGGCCATCTGCCCGAGCAGCGATTGGTCTAGCGTCGCGGATAGCACCTATTTCTAGGATAGTGGGATTGTCTACGTTCTTGAGTAGGTCAAGGGCCTCCTTGAAAAAGAAGCGGTCCCAGCGGGGATTGGTCTTTACCTTACCTCGTTTGGGGTTGACTTGCCGTGGATCGTTGGCTTCTTCAATAAGTTTACGTGCATCAAAGTCGACACCGCGGAAGCTGTCAGCAAGGTCATGCTGACGATTGTCTAAGGTGCTTTCTGTGCCAGTGTGTTGAACTAGGGAGGGGTTATGTACGTACTCTCGCCACCGTGCATTTCGCATAGCAGTAACGATACCCCCGTCTATAGCCCGATGACCCCGTTTGATATTTTGAGGGCGACCTACTGTGTGAGACTGGCTAAGGAGGGTAGTCACAGCATCCTTACAGAACACAAGTCCAACGGCTCCTTTGCCACACTGATCGCTAGGATACCAGCCGATATAGTCTTTCGGGCAGAGGGTCAGATTGATTGGAAAGGTGTATAGGTTCCAATAGCCCGGTTGCATATTGTTATGCTGATGGGGATAGACAGACCGCTCGAGGTATTCTCGCAGGTGGGGGTAAGCTACTAGGTCATCCTGGAAAATAGCATAACGGTCTGCATGGGGGTTGCGTAAGTAGAGTTCCCAAAGGGCTAGAACCCAATTACCGAACGCTCGCACTTTTGGGTCACGGTAAGTAGTGGGCAGGCCAAGGGCTTTTGCTGTAGAAGAATAAGGACCGTCGACAAAGAGTCGAGGTTCTGGGAAGCCAGCAACTTCTAAGGATTTGAGGGTGTCGGGTAGGAGAGTTTCCAACCGCTCTGGGACCGTGGTGACACCATACTGCCAAACGACTTTTCCATGCTTAGTCATAACTTGCTCCAATGGACTAAGGGTGTTCTTGAGCCGCTTTCTTCCGGCTCCTCCAAATAGCTAGCCTCACAAGGTTTCTAGCTATTATACGATTGAATACCAGCTTGCGACGGGTGGCTTCCGTCTTCAGCCAGTCTATGATTGTTCCAATGTTGTTCGAGCACCAGTGACACCCCTTCTTATCCATCTCACGGATGTGGGCTTTGCATCGGCACTGACCATCTTTGGCATTGATGCCCATACGGTGTAGGAGTGTGCTGAGTTCTGTGCCTGGACCAGCCATTATCCTGTACCTGTTTCGTCAGAGCCTGTACCTGTCCCAGTTTCATCACAACGGTTACACACCCAGTCAGAGAAGTTCTCAGCAGAAATCTTACTCACGCAACCGTCAGCACCTACTAGTAGAACCCAATCGTTTAGGGAAGGGGTTGTTACTTCTGGAACATCGTGGATGTCGAAAGAGTCTCCGAGGGTTTCGCACGTACCCGTGCCAGTCCCCGTTTCGCTCTCTGTCCCAGTCCCAGTACCAGTCCCGGTTTCTCCACAAGTTGCACACGAGTCTCCTCCTGGACAGAAGCCCACCCACTCCCCCCACTTAGTTTTCATTATAACAATGAAAACGCTTGCGGGGATAGCCACGGCACAGCTTATATTATAGACCAGTTCGTTGAAAGCGTAGACCCGTTTAAGTTCAGCCTCTGACGATCCTCGCAGGATACGGTAAATTCGACAGAGGGCTTGTCCAGGAACGAATTCACCGTCGACTACCTCCATGACAGGTATACCGCCTAGAGGAGTGTATGCTACGAAGACTTCTGAGGGATACCATAGGTCGAGATTCTCGCTTGAGATAGAGGCGTTGAGCCTACGAGCAGCTTCCCTACGGATCAAGTCCTGTAGAATCTTAACGTCGTCAGCGTTCGGTAGATAAAATTCAGGAGGCATAGTGAGTTATCCCGGATAGACTTGGAGGATGTAACGGGCAATCCCACATTGACTGCGAATTGTGAACTGGTTTACAGGCAAGTTGGGGGTGAATCGTTGACACTCTCCTGGGGGGATTAGGAACAAGGGCTCCGTGAGTTCTAACAACCCTAGTTCTAAAACCTTCCCTTCTGCCTCTTCTAACTGTTCGGGCGTAGGGTGCCTTTGCAAGAACTTACCCTCGAGATTTACGATGCGAACCATGCTTGGATTTTCTACCCACTTCGGGTCGATGGGGGCAGCTTCTTCTGTGGCCTTCAACCGTCTCTTGTAGGGCTGTTCTTCAATGCAGGGTAAGCTCCGTTCAAAACGGCATTCGTCTTCTTCGACGCCTTCACCAACTAGTTGATAATAGACGATGTCTATTACCGTGAGGCGATCTGTTAAGTTGGTTGAAGGGGGTGGTCCTAGAAGGGCTGGATCACCATCGAACCCTTCCGGCGGAGGACCATAACCTACTGGGAGATCTTTCGGTTCGTGGGGTTTTTCGAAAAGAGGATCGTTGTCTTCTGGTTCAAAGTGTGGTCCTGACATTTGAAGTTGCTCCTTATCGTTCGAAGGCGTTGACGCTCACTTCGCAAGAGGCTGTATTAGCTTTTATGCGAAGACGATTAGTGTCGGCACCCGTGGTCCCGGTACCGGTCATGTATTCTCGTTGGATGTTTCTTGAGAGTTTGAGAGGTACAAACTCCATGGGGCCTAATTCGCCGAGGGGATAGAACTTAGACCCTTCAGGGTCCCAGATACCGTACTCTACATAGTTAGTAGGGTCGTGGTTCATAATCCAACAGAACCCTGGAGTAGTTAGCTGACTCAAGTCTACGTTGACCCCTGCAACCGTTGCTGTGATGGAGCCAGGGGTAGGGCCTTTCGGTACACTGGCCGTCAAGTCAGCCTTGAAGGTAGTGGGTTTTGTTGTGTGCTCGAATTGGATATCCTGCCCGGAATCTTTACGGATATGAAATCCACCACGGAATTCAATTTCGTCACTCATAGGTTATCTCCTTAGAAACTGGCTGGGATGCCAAGGATAAAGAAGTTAGTTTCTGGATAGTACTCGACGGGGGCACCGGGGATGTTGACTGGGTCGGCATCGTCTGCGATAGGAATTCCAGCACCGTTCAGCATCACGCGACCGTAGTTCCCCTGTTTGTCTTTGTAAGCTAGTAGATGGTCAGTCGTAGTCCAAGTGTCCTTGTCTTCTGGGTCCCAGTGGCCAAAGGCTTTCACACCTGAATCGATGGGACTGGTATCGAAAGTATCGTAACGGATGTCGAAGTCGAACCGTCGTGTGTAGTAGAAGTCGCAAGTACCGTAGATTTTGCGTTCCCAGGTTACGTTGCTGAGTTTGACGCAACGAGCACTCAAACCCCACATTGCACCGTCGTTGACGTTGTCAACCATAGCTGCGAACGTAGAGAGGCCCAAGGAGGCACTATTCATTTCTACCCAAACAGTTGGACGGTTGTGATCGAACTCTACCAGGGAACCTTTGACTAACTCACGGGAACTGGTAAGGATCGCATTACCATCTTTGTCCTTCTGCACTTCCTTAACATACTTGACAAAGGATCCACCGTATCTTGGTGGTTCTAACAAGGGGTCTTCAATGCTCTCATCCTGGCAACGGTTCAAGGGTTTCGTTGTGAAGGTCTGACGGACCCTCCAGTATTGCAGACTGTTTGTTCGAGAAGAAAAGTCCCCTTCTTTCTCCTTATGGATTGACACACGCATCTCAGGCGTGCAGAAAGCCCACGGGTCAAAGTCGTTGCCGAAGGCCCATGAACTACCTACAACTGGGAGGCCACTTGCTTGCATAACGACATAAGGCCCATCAGACCTCAAGGCCCTTACGATATGGACGACATGATAGGTGCGATGACCTTCTTGGTCACGGTCCCCACCCCACGTTGCTCGTAGTCCTTGAACAGTAGCAGACATTAGAGACCTTTCAGTCCAAGAGGTTTTATGATCCAGGAATTACCAGCGTCTTGGGACATTTCTACCAGGGCTTCCACTCCGGCAGCGATACGCTCCTCAGCAGTATTTGGGGCAGTAGAGACAGTGGTCTGATTGGTGGTAGTGGCAGTCCACTCTTCGTGTCCGGCAGTAGGTAGACCAGGAAGTTCTGGTAGGGCTTCTTGTTTCAATCCAGCACGGTACTTTTCCAAAGCTACAGCAGTTTCCATCGTGCCAGCCCCTAGAGCATCCAACACTTCACCACGGACAGTTCGGCTTAAAGATTGTAGCTCTTCCTTAGCACCCTTCACGGCACGCTTATAGGTGTCTTGTCCAATAGCCCCTGTTTCCAAGAGCGTGTCGAGTTCTTTCATCGAAGCGGCATACTTTTCTTGGGGAGTCATATACTGCTTTGTGATCTGGTTGCCCCGTCGCACGTACTCATTCCACTGTTCCATCTCTTCACTGGCTTCGCGGATGCCGTCTTGTACTTCCTCTAAGGCCGCTTTACCTTGTGCGGCACCGTCACTGAGGGTCTTCATAGCCTTACTCCAAAAGCGGGCTATGGGGTAGTCTGTGTTCGTGTACTGTTTTTGAACAATGTCTAACTTGACTTCTTTCACGGCATCTTCCGGGCCTTTGGTCAGTGCCTTAAGAGCATTTTGAGCGTCCATGAGCTTCAATTGGATGCTGGACATGCTGTCAGTAATATCACTTTCTGCATCTGTGAAATAGCTCTTGTAAGCACGATAGGCGTTGATGCTCCAGGCCTCGGTGTACTTCCTCAACTCCTTTTCTTGGGCCTTGAACTCCTCAGTCAGATCCCGGATTTTTGCTTCTAGGAGAACCTTCTGTTGCCGTCTCTGTGCTTCTTCCATTTCTTTGAAGCCACTGGTCAAACCAGTTATTTGACCCGTTGTTTGATCCACACTAATACCTAGATCACCGTAACTCTTTTCAAGTTCCACAATGATTGCTTTTGCCCTGGTCATTTCCTGAGTGTTAAGTTCGTTCTTCTGGGCAAGGTCTTGCAACTCCAAAGCGATCTGGTTGTTGTGTTGTATAAGAGCCTGTCCGGTGTGTGTTACTTTCTTAGTAGATTCACTGAACGCTTCCATCTCTCTGTTGGCGGAGTTTACCACGTGACGGTAGGCAACGTAAGCAGTAGTCAGCACGGCAAGGGTAGCAACGAAAGGATGGGCTGCGATGAGAGTCATACTGGCACTCAGTACCGTGAAAGCAGCATTAGCAGCCATAATAGCGATTGGCAGGGTTGTCCCAATGGAAGTGATAAGTGTGCTTACCATGAGCAGGGCTGGACTCACCCCTGCAACGACAGCACCTACTGCCACGACGAACTCCTTCGTACCGTCGCTTAGGCCCTTCCAAATCTGCATCGCATACTCGCCCCAGTCAATCAGTTCCCCCATGAACGGGGCAATCATGCCGCCAAGTTCGATCATAAGGGTTCTCATCTCTGCCATCGCAGCGTTCCACTGGTGCTTTGCCGTCTTGGCGGTTTTACCAAAAGCATCATCCACAATGTCTATGCTGTCAGTTACGTCACCGATGACTGCAGACAGGTCGCTACTAGCTTCACCCGTGAACTGGAGTGCAGCAGTTAAGCCTTCACTGTCAGTAAAGAACCGTTTGAGTGGAATACCAGCTTCATCAAGGGCATCCTTGAGTTGGAAGAGAGCCTGATCAAACGACATATTGCTGAAGTTCTCTTGCAACTTCGCTAGAGAAACTCCCTGCTCTTCCAAAAGCTTTTCCACTTCCTTGGCAGGCTTGTTCACGGCTCGCAAGACGCCCTTGAATCCTGTTGATGCGAGACTAGCGTTACCCGTGGTCTTAGTGAGGAAGGCGAGACTACCTGCGACTGATTCAAAACTGATGCCAAGGGACTTAGCTAACGGTAGGAGTTGGCCGAATTGGGGTGCGAAACTAGCAGCATCGGCCTTACCAGCACGAACAGCAGCAGTTAGAATTTCGACAGAGCGAGTAGCACTTAGATTCTCATGGCCATAGGCGTTCATCGCAGAGGTTGCTGCATCAGCGACACTTTTGGTGGAACCCATGCCGGAGGCGGCCGCTTTTGCTGAGACTTCTAAGGCTTCTAAGGCACGTTCCCCACGGAGGCCCGCTGAGGTGATGAAGAACATAGCTTCTGACAGTTCAGCGGGGGCTTTACCCACGGCTGGAGCTAGAGCTAGGATCTCTTCCTTGAAACCTTCCACGGTCTCAGCAGATAGGCCGACAAGCCCTTCCATTGTACTCAGTGAAGCCTGGAAGTTTGAAAACTCACTTCGGGCTTTGTAAGCCAGAGCAGTAAGAGGGGCCGTGACTGCTAGCCCCAAGCGGAGGCCGATGCTCCTCATCTGGAGAGCAGTCCGTTGCATGAGGCCACCGATACGGTTGACGAACCGTTTACTCTCTTGCTGAGCCTTCTGTAGTTCTTGTATGTACTGCGAAGACTCACCAACGAGGCGGATCACCATCCGTTCTAGTTCAGTTTCAGCTGCCATGATTGTGCATCGTCCCTTCTATTCTTGCCTTCCTTGAAGCTGCAAGACTGGTTCTGGCCAGCCACACTTGCTTGCTGAAGGCAGTAAACATCTTAGGATTTACGTTCTCTACAGGGGGTTTAGGAGTTTTGGTCTTAGAAGTTGGTTTGCGGAAAACGACTTTCTGCTGCTCGAGAGTCACCTTGCGAGCGTCAGCCGCTCGAGCACATCGTGCCTGGATTGTGCGTTGAGCTACTCTCATGAGGTAGTATTGCGTTGGAGTTGGATTGGTCCATTCCTTTTCTGACTGTTGCTCAATCCAGGCTAGCCTTACCGACATTTCACGGTGGCTGATCTCGCACATCACGTCCCAGAGGGGTTCCTTAACGTTGTAGTGATCTGCGAAGATCAGCCACCCCTCATGCCGGTTCAGGAGTTTTTTGCTGCTTCCTCACGCTTCTTGGCTTCTTCCAACTTCTTCTCGAGCTCCTCGACCGTGTCTTCCTTCTCCTCGAGGCCGCTTATTCGCTTAGCACGTTCGAAGAGGGTTTTGATCACGCGAGCTGGCCACTTATCCAGGGAGTTGATGTGTACCTGTTTGTCAGGTTTGCCGTCCTCTCCTTCTGTGAACAAGCACAGAGAGACAAGCAACTTTTGAAGGCCAGCCGGATTTTCTGGGAGTCCAACCACCTTGCCATCTTGGTTGATCTTCATGCCCTTCATTCGGGCGTTTCTGAAGTTCTGAGCGGCAGCTTCGTCGGCTTCACGCAGGATATACTTCTGGTCACAGACTGTGACAGGGATTGTAATCCATTTGAGTGTTGAGAAGTCGATGGGGGTTAGGTCTTGGTTTTGATCCATAACTTGCTCCTTTGAAAGTGTGGTCCTACCGTGTCAGGGTGGGTGTGCGAAGCCCACCCCAACACAGTGGAGAAGAAAACGATTTAGGTTCCGGAAACGTTTGTGAAGACTGGTCCAGCCTCGACGTTGTTTGTTGGATCCCAGTTCGTGCAAACGATGTTGACCGTGGCTTCCGGCGGTTCACCTTCAACCAGGGGAGACGGTTCGAAGCTTTTGAGGAAGCCCCAAAAGTCGAGCGTACTCCCGTCGGGGAAGTGAACGGTAACAGACCCTTCCATGTTGATCAGGGACAGGATCTGAGAGTAGAAGTTCGGATCGTACAGCACCGTGATTGGGGAGTCCGTCAGGGTAATGAGGGCCCTGGGAGCGAACGTTCTCCAACTGTCGTTGTGCATCGTGGTGAAGTCGATCTTGTCTCCACCGTCGTAGCCAGGGGGTTGGACTGTCTTTTCCCAAAAGGAGACGTCCGCATCTCTTGAAAACGCAATGAGACAAGAGTAGCCGTCATGTAGGGGGATCCCACCAGGACTTGACCGGGCAGTTGTTGAGGGATTTGCCATAAGTTTCTCTCCTACTAAGAAGTTTGTCGTAGATTTACAACGACGTTGATAGTGTAAACGTGCCTCTTACTTTGAGGTACTTCCTTTCCGACATTGAGAATTGGCCCCGTCCGCTTTACGTTGAATACAACGTAAGTGGAAGAGTCCAATGTAACCGTTTTCAACGCTATAGCATCTATGAGGACTGCGAGTGCATTCGCCTTTACGTAAGCGGCTGATTGATCATACGCTCTGATTCTGATCTGGGCTCCAGGGTGTTCATACACATAACCGCTCATCACTCGGGCCTTCAAGTAGCCCGTGGTTCCAGTTATCGTAATCACATTGTCGGGTGTCTCTGGTTCTCTAACGGCATAGATTGGCCAACTCCCACTATCATCAGGGTCAGTACCCCCTCCTAAGTTGATTAGGAGTTCACGCAGGATCTGGTCAGGGCTATGGTCTAAAGAACCACTCATACTTCTTTCCTACAGAAACCACTTGCTTTCAAGTTACCCGTATCTACTGGGACGACCTTTTGACTGTCTCTGAGTATACGAAGACCAGCTACATACAAAGCCTCTTGTACGGTGGCCCCCTTCTGCATAGCTTTCGCAGTCAGCTCGGTCAAAGTACCGTCGTTGGACAGGTTCCTAGCTGGTTCCTCGAGGTACTTGCTCTGCCCACGGTTGGGGGGATCCCAATAGTTGCCCCCGTGTCCAGCACCTTTTCTCGGTTGGCCCTTCAGTTTCATTTCCAGGTTCTCATGCACGTAGACGGCATAGCTTGCGGTATAGCCAACAATGACACTCTCATGGTTCCCATTCGGCGAAGAGAAACGGATCTTCGCTTGACGCTTCAAAGCACTAATCACTTTTTCCAGGTTGTCTACTTCCACTTTTCAATCCTCAACGAAAGGACGCTCTGCACATAGGAACCGTTGCACTGAACGGAAGGGGTAGTTAGTGCAAGTAATGACCACATCATAGCTAGTGTTCACGGTCAGGAGCGTACCAAGGTCTTTTGATCCTCGATAGTGACCGTTGCTCCCCTGGTAAGTCATGGAAATGTCTTCAATACCAGAAATGACAGTTCCATTAGTATCGTAGATGGAAAAGGTCATGGTCGCGTCAGTGATCTCCGTTTCTGTGGCAGCGTCTTGAAACTCCTCTACGAATACGTCAATCGAATTCTTATAAGGTAAGTAGTCAAGTCCCATCATTCTACTCCCGTCGTAGAGGGTTCATAGGTGGGGTCTAGGTCTACTGGCTCTTTGGCCACATAAGTTGGATCTATGCTTAGAGGGGCTACCGTGTAAGACCCTTCGACGGAGGTCTCAGGTGCCTTTTCATAAGTCCCCTCGATCCCAATAACACAAGCAACAGCCATTCCAATCACCCCCACATTAGCTTCCACATAGGTCCCATCGACACTAGCCACAAAGAGGACCGTCGCAACCCCATCCGGGGGCGGCTCAATGAGCATCGTCGCCCACTCTTCAACGGTCATGTTTTCCCACTGTTCGACCGTTAACGTTGTCCAATAGAGTTGTGTCATTTCTTCTCCGGTTCCGGCTTAGACTCGTCCACGTTAACCTCTGGTGCATTGTAAACACGATCCATCAGCGGGTAGTGAGCGCGACCAAGGCCAAGTTCCGGCACGATCTTGTCCAGAGCCTTGGTGATTGTCTCGTAGTCTCTTTTGTCCACCAGGACTTCTTGCCCGCTCTTTTCAATCGTGTCTGCCAAGATGCCACTGATAATCAATTCCTTCGGTGGTAACTTGAGTCCAGGGTGGGTAATCAGGTTCGCCAACGTCTGCCGAACCTTGATCTTCTCCACTGGACCGTCCACACCGGGCGGCACGTAGTCTCGCAAGTCAATCTTTCGCGCTTTCATTTTGCTCCTCGCGTTAGTCGGTGGTTGCGATGTCCGTGTCGATTCCAACGGGCTCTATCG